GGCTTGGCTGAGCGGAAGAGTGACACGTGAAGAAACCCACAGAGGTCTCGCTCTATATCTGGGTGCTGATCGGTCTTCTCTCGTGCCTGGTTCTGTGGATATGGGCATCATCGGCGAAGGCGCATGACTGGTATGAAGGTCTGCGCAATCCAACCACCGGCGTCGGCTGTTGCGGGGGCAGAGATTGCTGGAAAGTACCGCTGCAGTTCTTGAGCGAGGACGCTACAGACTTCATCATCACATTCCCCTCGGTTAAAGACTTGCCGGGCAATGCCGCTAACTTTGTCGATACCAGCCCCGGCGGCTCAGGTTTGCATCTGCAATTCAAATTTCCCAAGTCGCAAGCCATGCCGACGCCGCACATTGATGTCGATGATCCGGATGACAGCGGCTTCCATGCCTGCATCTGGGGCGGCAAGCCACGGTGCTTTTTCTATCCCACAAACGCATGAGATGCCGATGAGCTTGTTCTGGTACCGCATATTTCCACATTATAAATCCCATAATCAATGGTTTTGGCAACACTATAGGGGTGCGCAAGATTTTGAGCGTCATGCGCCATTCTCTTATTTCCGCAAGTGGCTGCATGAAAAATCTTGTGATGGATGTTGAGCAATGAATTGTCTCAGATGGATTAGATGTCTCTGGCGTGGGCATAGATGGCAAGCGCTTGAGCCGCCATTAGATGTTGATTGGGACCTTTATCCCTATACGCCGATGAGCATTTGTCTAGATTGTGGAGCAATATCGCAATGAGTGAGTACGACGAATATTTCAAGATCGCCGGTGGAATAATCGGCATTATCAATATTGTTGTTGCCGCCGCTGTCGTGCTGTTGTTCATCGGCTGGTTGGCTGGCGTTTCATTCCTGCAATGACATGACCGCCAAAATCCACATCTTCCCCGGCGATTATAATCTCATTCGTTGCACGGGGAAGAACGGCGAGACTTGGTTCCGCCGGATTCCGCGTCATCCAAAACCGCCAGAACCGTGTCAGCGCAACAAGCCGACATCACGCGCCAAGATCATCAGCAATCAGTTCAGTCCAGACAAGAGGCCTTAAGTGAAATCAAATTATGAAGCTGTAGCCGACCTGATCTTTCTCAAGGAAGGCGGTTATGCCGAGCGCGATTCAGAGCCGGGTGGCGCCGTCAATATGGGTATCTCCTTTACCGCCTTCAAAGACTGGTGGGCGAAGCACAAGAAAACCGGCGAGCCGACCTGGGCCGATCTCAAAGCCCTGACCCGCGAGCAGGCAGAAGAAATCTATCGTGATTGGTTCTTTACTCCCATCCACTTCAATGTGCTGCCCTATGGCGTCGATTACGCATTGGTCGATCTGGTGGTCAATTCCGGCGTCGGTGGCGGTCTGCGTGCCCTGCAGAAGCATTTGGGCTTCGATGTCACTGGCAAGATCGACACCAACACAGCTCCCGGTGCTCAATTCCTGTGGGCGCTGAAAACCCGCAATCCCGATGACATGATCGACAAGATTTGCGATGCGCGTCTGGAACTCATGCGCTCATCGCACAAATGGGAGCGATGGAAGCATAATTGGGAACCCCGCGTTGCTTGGGTGCGCGAGCGGGCGCACAAGATGGCGGAACGGGGTGGCACGTAATGGAGATATTATTCGTATTTTATTTGGCATTTCAGCTTGGTTTCTTTGTGGCCCTGATCTTCGTTGGAAAGGGCTGGATCACTGTAACCAAAAACAAGAAAGACGTGATAAGTGACAATTGCTCCGCTCAAGATCGGCTACACACCAGCTGAGTTTCAACACTACTGCGAGACCGAACTGCCCAAGCGGATGAAAGCATGGCGGCCGCGCGGCTGTGTTCTGCATAACACGTTCAATCCGAACCTGAAGCAGGTCGAGCATTACATCGCCAGCGGCAAGTGGCGATTCGACCAGTTGATCGAGAACTGGTGGACGCGTTATCGCCAGCTCGGCTGGTATTCCGGCCCGCATCTGTTTGTCATGCCCGACCGGATATGGGTGGCAACGCCCTTATGGATACGCGGCACTCATTCGCCAAGCTACAATGCAACATTCTGGGGGGTCGAGCTCGTCGGCGATTACGATACGGAACAGTTGCCAGAGCCTCTAAGGAGCAATGCCGTTCACGCCATGGCCTGTCTCTACGCCATGCTCGGCCATGAGCCGACACCAGAGAACTTCAAGTTTCATGGTGAAGACCCGCGCACCTTGCATAAGAATTGTCCCGGCCGCGCCGTTCATCCGAAAGTCTGGTGGGACGTAGCAATCGAGAAGCGCATGGCCGAACTGCATCCCGGTGAAGATCACGAAGCAATCGTGGCATGAAGAATTGAGGAACGAATGATCATGATCAACGCAATCTACAACCGCTCAAGCCAGTGCAACAAATGCGGTGAGCGCGATGCCACGACGCAATGGCTTGGGGCCGAGCCGGAGCTGATGCAGCGGCGATGCCGCAACTGCGATTATGTGTGGCTGGAGCGGCCGCGCGATAGTGAAGAGGGAAGCGATGTTGCGTAAACTTGTTTATGAACTCATTACCGCATGGGAAAAGGAATTCGATATAATTGATCACAAGGAGGAAGAAGAGGAATCCACGCTCGTCTATATGAACACCGAGAGTGAAGTTGTGGGATCAAGTTCCTCGCTGACTTATGGTCATTTTCGCAGGCTAAGGGAAGTTCTCAAAGAAAATTGCGATGCTCAATATGGTGAGCCTGTGTGGCCTGACCGCCAAGGGGCGGATGATGATTAACCCGCGCTCAGCGGCTCTGAGCAAATCCCAAATGGAGAATTGAAATGACTTTGCGTAGTATGTTTAATCCCGCTTCAAAGACATTCTGGCTTGGTTTTGCTATGGTCATAGCCGGTTTCTTTAAGTTGCTCGGGCTTGATATCCCGGTTTTGGCTGATCTGATCAACAGCATCTACCCGAATATGGATGGTGGCAGTTTGATATCGGCTGGATTTGCGCTGCTCTTTGTGCGTGATGCTGTCGCTAAAGTTGCGACTGCGACTCCATCAAAAAACTAATGCCCGCCGACATCGCCGGTCTGCCAGTCAAGTGTAAGTATAAGGACGGCAGAGTGACCATTGTCGGTGTGGATCAGGCAGGCAATACCGTCACTGTCATTCTCAGTATTTCATCCGGCGAGCTATGGAAGATGTATCAAGGAGAAAAGGGCCAAGGGATGCTATCGCAGACGATTGAGAAAGGTTAAATCATGACCTATCTTTATTATGCTGGCGGTCTCGCCGCTGTCGTTCTTCTTGTCTATCTCAGCTGGCGGTTCATGTGGCGCAAGGCCGAGGACTTGGGCGCAGCCGAACAACAGGCTGATTCTGCCGAAGATGCTCGTGAGGTCGAACGCAAAATGGCGCAGGCACAGGCGAATCGAAAGACCGCCAAGGAATATGTCGAATGGGCGCGCAAGCAGGGGGAGGGCAAGGAATGAGCCTATTCTGGTATCGGATATTCCCGCATTATAAATCTCATAACCAATGGTTTTGGCAACACTATAGCGGGGCGCAAAACTACAACCGACGCTCACCATGGTCTGATATCGGAAAATGGTGGCACGAGAAATTCTGCGATGGATGCTAAAAAAATGAAACGATTTCTACTTTTCCCCGCCCTGTCCGTTGTGCTTATGGCCGGCATGTGCGACCGCCAAACAAGCCAAATTACTTGCCCGTCCTCGCATGAGCATCCGGCGGAATTTTGGACTCAGGTAGCCGTCGAGGCCGAAAAGATCATGGATACATCACCAGCAATCATGATCCTACTGGACGAAAACCGCGTGAATGAGGAAGCGATTAGAATCTGCATCCGCGCGCTGAAGAATAAAGGCAAGAAGAAATCCTGATCACTCCCCCTTATCGGCTTGGAGGGCGGTCCTAGCAATTTCATTTGTTAGATCAAGCGCTCTCCGAACCCTGCATGGATTAATTTCTGCTGAGCTGTATTCTATATGCTCCAGTGCCTCACGCAGTCGCTTTATTTCAGCTTGCAGGAATTGAATAGCGTCAAAATCCTTGCCTTCCTGCTCTTTAGCAAGAGCTTCAGCCCAACCAACTGCGTAGCCCTTTTCATAATCTTCATTCATTTTACTCCCCCTTGTCGGCTTGGAGGGAACGGAGGGTGGTGCGGGCCCGTTCGCCCCAATCTTCTGTGTGAGTATTTGGAAATGCATAAAACTCCAGCGCCTCTCTCGCTTGTGCGAGTTGGGAGCGGAGGGTGGTGATAGCGGCAATAGTTTCATTTAACAGCCGTTGCATTGCCCCGCCTTCAAACTCCAAGTCGCTCAGGACTTGTAATTCGAGCAAGATTTTGTTTGCCAACTCCTCTGCTGTTTCTTCAGTCATACAATCCTCTCCTTGCCGCAGCGCTCGCAGCGCTCAATTGTTAGCGAGGCCCATTGCCCCTTATAGTCGCTGTAGACACCTATGAGACGCTGACCGGTTTGTCCCACGGCTTGCCAGCGATGACCGAACAAGCAAAGCAGCGCCCTCATCTAATCAATTCCCCTTTCGACTTGGCGCCTGACTTCCGCCGCTTAATTACGTAGCCGTAGTATTCAAGTGTTTCGATAAAGCCCTTCACGCCGTTGAAGTAAGCATCAACCATGGCAACCCCGATTGCATCTTCAATGCTCATTGGCCCCGGTTTTTGAGGAAGGCCGTTCATCCACATCTCCTTAAAAACTTCCCCGCATAATCCCCTCTCATCGTCATGAGCTTTCTGCTCAGCCCGCCCCTGTCCCTGATCCACCTTCTTACCCACTCCGGATAATGATTCATCATGTAGGCTGTCGCCCCTGGCTTGGTCGCCGCGTGAAACATAAAATACGCTCCCCTGCCGATGCAGATATTGTCGAGCGCCAGATAGAGCGTACAGGCGGAAGCGCAGCGGCCCAGAATCTTCACCGGTTCTCCACTCGCCTTCAATTTGGCCGTCTGCAGGGCGTATTCGAGGACATAGCCACCGTCACTGTTGCGGATGGTGTGATCGGTGGCGCAGGCAGTAAGGGCGAGGCAGCACAGGACCGCCCCGCCCAAGCTACGAAGGGTATTCACCCGGCTTATCGATAAGTCCGCGTCTCGTCTGGCATCACCTTCCTTTCTGTTTCTGACGGGGAGGCGGGTCATGGGATGCGAAACACCTCTAGCCCCAAATCTTCTTCTTTCTCTGGTGGGTTGGCCTCGTGGTAGGCGTTCACGGCTGCAGTTTGAAGTTCATCCACGGCACGTTGCGCTTCTGGCGTGAGATAGGATTTTGCTGGCATCAACAGAGCCAAAACCATGGCGCTCTCATACGAAATCTGAATAAGTTTGCTCATCTTCCTGCCATCATGTCCTTGATGATAGAACGCAGGTCATGAATGATCGTTGTTGTTTCGGGGAGGGCGTGAGCGGCCAAAATGCTGTCCAGATACGCAAGAAGTTTTTTGAGATTGCGACGCTCGGCGATGACGGGGAGGCGGGTCATGCTAGTCTGGCCCCTTCACGACATAGCCGCATGTCGGGCACTTCCAGACAGAACCGCCCTCACCATATTTGATGTCTTCGGGCTTGCAGCACTTCCCCAATAGACAGCGCAGGCCGAACCAACTGGCTATGGCCACATAGAGGTGAGTCATAGTTCGCCGTGCCATCGTTCCCACAGCCAATCGTTCCAACCGATGAACTGTGCTTTGCGTCCGTGCCCATCGCGCCATCCAGTCAGACGTTTCCATAGAAACGGAAAGACGCCCCAATAGTAAGGAAGCGGAATTGCAGGTTCCCATCGGTCTGTTTCCGAATTGAACTGCTCTGCGCTCATCTCCCCCCTCCATACGCAGTAGCGCAGGTGGGGAGAGGGCGACCTAAAAGCTCACTGAGGCCATCAAATCGCGGCCAATAAAACGGCTTGCCGTCAAGCCCGTAGCGCCAATGTTCCGGCAATGGTTCCGGTGTTTTGAGGGGGATGTCAGTCATGTTGCTCATACGCAGTGGTGCAGGCGGGGAGGGTCATGTGCGTGAGTTCCATTCAAACCAATCTTCAGTAAAATGCAGCCCGCGCAGTGGGCCGCGTGCCTCGCATCTCCGGCATTTCTGCCAAACAGATTCAGCGTCTCTACATGAAACGATGTCGGAGCTTCCGCAGAACGGACACGGCCTAAGTAGCGGGCCGTCGTAAACCTCGTTGCGCTCGCTCATTGCCTTGGCCCAAGGTTGGCCCAAGATCGGCGTGAACCGATCAAGTCCGTAACGCGAACGGATGGAGCGATTATCGTTGATTTTGTTGGAGAAAAGGCGGTTGCTCTACCCCTGATGGGCAGTCGCAACACACTTACAACCTGACGCCATAGCCTATTTAACTCCTTGAAAAATTGACTGATTCTGTTAATTTCTGATCTGGGTACATTTCCCTGAGCCGCTAATTGGTCGTAGGTTGTCCAGAGTTGAGAGGTTGTGTTGAACCCTAAGAAACCACCTAGGATATATTGTCGCCGCCGCAAGGGTCGAGAACCTGTACTGTGCATCATCGATGGTAGCAAGGAAATCTCTCTCAAGACAATGGACATGGACGCGGCTAAGAAACTTCTGGAGGCATACGCCACACCCCACAAGAGGCAGTTCGCCAAGTTCCGTCCATACCGCCATAGAACAAAGCTCCAGCGCGGCAATGGATATTGCAAGCTATATATTATCGAAATGCTTGCCGAGGATCGGCCTGTCAAAGTCGGCATTGCCACTGATGTCCGTGGACGGCTCTGGAATATGCAGTGCAACACCCCCTTTGAAGTTCGGATAATAGCAACTGCCGATGCCCACCACACCTTGGAGGAAACACTACATAAGTTTTTGGCAGAGGATCGGATCAGGGGCGAATGGTTCCGCCGTTCGCCTAGAGTCAATGGACTCATCGAAGCTATCAATTCCGATCGCATCGTTGCCTATCTTTCTGATCAGTTTTTAGCGGCCTGAAGCTCACGCCCTTCTCCTATTTGTCATCTGGGTTGGTCTCTGTGCCCGATGAACAACCCTATTCATGCCTTTCTCCTACCCCACAGATTGCGAACAGCGCAAACAAGCGGAACAAAAATGCGAGAGGCAGGGTTGTCTGGGATAGTTGCCATAAGCTCACCATTATATGTCGCCCAAGCGAGGGCCTTTAATCGTTCTTTTGCATCTTCCGGCGACTCCGCCTTGAGATCAAAACCCCATATCGCATTTTTGTAGCGATAGGAGAACAGGTAGGTTTTGAACTGATCGCTCACGCCCTTCTCCTATTCAGTTCTTCTTCAAGCCGCTCTGTCAGATCGTGGACCTCGGCTTGCGCCCTGCGCAACCGTCGGCGTAACGTCTCGATCTCGCAATATCGGCAATAGGCTTCTGAGTGAAGTGGGACACTGTGTTCGCAATAATAATCGTTGTAACTCATGCCTTTCTCCTTACTTCCAGCTCGATACGGTGATGCGCATAAGTCTTTTCCACTTCATGCGTCGTTGCACCGATCAGTTTTGCCACGTCCCACAGAGATTTCCCGGCCCACAAATTCCAACTTGCGCAGGTGTGCCGCAAAACGTGAGGCGTATACTCCGGTGACAGCCCAGCATCCCTGACCACTTTGGCAAAATCTCTGGCTAGGGTTTGAAATTTGATGGGGTGGCCTTGATGGTGGATAACGCAGTATGGTCCTCGACCAGCATCATTTCGTTGCCATCGTAAAAGGTGAGAAAGTAGCCTTTGGCTTGGGCGTATAGGAGGACGGCGTTTAGAAGTCTCCCGCTCGGCACTCCCTTTCCGGTAGATGACGCCTCTCTCAAGATCGACATAACCTCCTGTAAGAGCAGCTGTCCACTGTAGTCCAAGGATGGCCCCCCTACGGGTCCCCGTGTAGAGCCCGATGAGGATGAATCTTGCGACATAGTCCAGTCTCCTTTTCCTGCAAGCCCTAAGCATCTTGGCAATATCCGACCGCTCGAAACATAACAGCCGTGGCGGCCCTTCCGGCGGCAGTGTCACCTTGGGCATGGCCAGGCCTGTCGGGCATTCACGACCCCAGTAGTTAATAGCAGCGGCCAACGTCTTCAGCTCTCGTCTGGCGGTGGCAGGCTTGCAGCCATCTTCAACACGCGCTGCCGCATATCCTCTAGAGTATCGGCCAGTGACATCAGCGAGCGTTTTATCTCTCCAATATCGGGATAGCGCCGAAATATGGTACCCAATTGTTCCTGCACTAGGCCGTGCAGGTGCGACATCTGTTCCATAGAGTTGTAATACCTCCATTATCGAGACTTCATTGAGACTACGTTTTGATGTGTCCGGCCTTTGGTTGTGGGCAAGCCATTCCGAGAAGGCTTTTTCAGCTCCTGCGTAATCGTGCTCAAGGCAAGCTGTGCTGATTTCCTTCGCTCCGCTAAGGATAACCCATGTGGGCTCTCTGCCTTTGCGTTTCCTGAGATAGAGCCTTGCGGGTTTCTTTGGATTCGACATTTTTTCACCATTGCGCTGATTGCTGCCGCAGTAATGTAATCCTTACCTGCAATGCGAATGAGTTCAAGGTTGCCCTTTTTGGCCTCGGTTCTGAGAGCAGAAACGCTAGGGCCGTCATCACCAAAGAATTCCGCGCAGGCTTCGCGCAGGGAGTAGAGGGAGCGGGTCATGAAGAACTCTTTGGCGGCTTTGGAATTGGCATCCAGTGAGTTACCTGCCATTCGTCACCTAAATTTCCGTGCATGACATCACCGTTTCCGTTTATGAAGGCATCCGTCATCCGCTTATAGACGTAACCGCCTTCTCCCCTGCTCCACTTGCGAGCCAGAATGTCAAAGAACTTGTCTTTCTTTTCGCTCTTCATAAGAGAGTTGATCTGCTTCCACTCGCTCATCTCACCGTTTCCTTAGCTTTCAGAACAGCCATAATCTTGCCCATGGTGCGGGCCACTACTGCGTTCGTGGTCCAGCTGGCCCAGTTTTCGTTAGCAATGCCCAGGCCATCGCGCAGAGCCGCTTCGATCTTCTCCCGCAATTCCGGATCATCGGCCTCATGCCATTCGCCGGGGCCGTGTCCGTCCAGTGGATGACGGGGCCTGGTCATCGTCCGTGCTTCGCTTTCATAATTGCAACGTGACTTTCATGCTTGGCTTTGGCCCGCCGGTTGTGATGCAGGCGGCCAATATCTCCGTCTCTTGTCGTTATCCGCTGCGTTCCGCCGGAGCCGAAGGTTTTGTTTCTGTCATGTCCACGCAGATAGATATCCAAGTACGCCGGATCAGCCTGCGCCGGAATGTAATCGGTCCGATCTTCATTGACTTCGCGCTCGATGAGCGGCGGGTTGTGGTCGATGGTAACATCGGCAGCGCCTAATCCGCCTTCACATCCGCACTTGCACACAAATTTCTGTCGGATACAGGCGATCCGCACATTACGCATGGGGACTTTCTGGCGAGCGGGGCGGTTCATGCGACCAGCTTCCATGCTTCGAATTCACGCATCAGATTCCTGAACTTGGCGGCAGCCTGGACGTTGTGATCGAGTTCGGCGCGGGAGCTAACGCCGCAATAGGTTCGCAAGAACACTACAGGGTCACTAACCGCCATCGGATCAGTGCGCCAATACTTCTCTGCCAGGAACTCTCCAAACGATCCTTCCACACATACAATCCCCGCCCACTGCGCTAATTTTCCTCCGCGAGGCTTCTCTGCCTTGGCATTGGGATCAAGTCGAGCGATAGCAACGGGAACGCTCTTGTCAGTACGCGGACAACCGAATGCAGCAATGAAGGAATCAGCCTGCTCAATTGGAATTTCAAGAATGATTTTGGCGACCTTTCTCGTCGGTACAAAATCAAGGTGAGTATACTGAGCCTGCATTGCCGCATCGCCTTTCATATTAAAATGGAACCTCATCGTCGAGTTCAACCGGCGCATTGGGATGACGTGAAGGCGCGGAAGGTTGAGCTTGAGCCGTTCTGACTGCAGCGGGCGGACCACCTGGGACAGAACGCACTCTCAATGCAGGAACGCTGCGGCCTTGAAAGTCCACCATGGATTCAGTGAGCATGATCTGTCGGCCGGACCAATGATCGGTTTCCGGCCCGTACATGGCGGCAATGTTGTTGGCATTGGTCTTGTTGAGAATCATGCCCTTTTCTTTGCCTTGAAAATAAACACACATCTTTTGCTCGGTATCCCGGCCCTGACCCATCGTTACCCATTCAACCCGGTCCATGGTGACGACGACGTTGCGGCCCTGTAGATCAGAGGCCTTGAGATAATTTGAGGGGAAAGCATCGTTGATGTTCATGTGCGGTTCCTTTGCGGTTCGGTTTCATTTGCAACGTATCGTAAGACCGACGCCTCCGTTGCTGAGTGTGGCGCCTGGAATCTCCTGACCATGCAAAAGGAATTCCTTGATTCTGGCCTTGTCGGGTTCCTTCTTAATGCGGAAAAGATTTGATGGAATTTGTGTCTCATCAAGAATCATGACGAAGGCAGGCTTCTGGCTGAGAGACAAGGTAGCCTCCGGTAAAACCACTTTCTTCTCCTGTGCATACTCCATCAACTTCTGGATCAAGTCGCGCATGGCGTCAGACTTGCGTTCTAGGCGGCCCATGCGCGCATCAAGATTTTTGCGCCGCCAAGCAATGCCCTCAATCATGCTGTCAGCTTCGTTCATTTCATTGAGACAGGCGGTGACAGCCTTGAGAAAATCGGTCCCCTGATAGACAACCCGCTGGCGCAGTTCTGCATCCTCGGCAAGCTCCGGCCAGCACAGAAACAGGCCGTCGAGAAACTGGGTTAGGATTTGCGGATTGAAATTCATGCTCCAACCTCCCCGTTCATCACATGATCAATTGCCGCGATAGCATCTTGCAGGTGTATGCGGGCAACGCGGATGCTGGTGCGGGCGTGAGGATGAAGATTCTGATAATCGACGCCCCATATTGCATCCGCCTTGACCATGCAATCAGATGCAATGGCTTCAAGAGCGGATATTTGCAAAGCTTCACGGGTATTCATTCGTCAGCGCACTCCTCACACAGGTTCACCCAATAACCCTCTCCATCTCTGAACGAGCACCAGCCGTTGTCTCTGGCATCCGCCATCATGATTTTGAAATCATCCGGATCATAGGTCTTGCCGTCGCCCATGCTGCAGCCGCAGCCGTCGCAGAGCAGCTCGATTAAGGTGCTGTGACGCTCAATCATGGTTTCCCCGCCAATCCGCAGAAGCCGGTGTTTTCGTATTCGGTAGGATACCCAGCGCGTTGAGGCTTCGCCTTCTCTTTGCCAATCCGCCAGGCCATGCACTGAGAGGCGATGCAGCGATTTATGTTGTCGCTCCATTTGCCGCGATTGTTGACAATCGAGCCAGTGCCTGCCCTTGTCAGCCGCACAAACGGGCACCACTTCGTCTTTGCTTCTTCTTCAGTCAGCATCTTCAGCCTCTATCTCTCTTACACCTCTGCCGGCACAATCTTCACATGTCACCGGTCGCTCCAGCCCCGGACAGACAGTCATCATCTGATTGCCAGTGCCAAGGCAGGATGGGCATTTGATAGGGCGGGTGAGGCCGGACGCTACCCCGGCTGTCCGTTGCCAGCTACGCAGGGCATCATGACCGGACATTACCTGCGATTTTTGCGGCTTGCGTGTCTGCTTTCCACGCCGCTCACCCATAGATTCAAATTCGTTCATCATGGCTCTCAATGTGCCGTCGAGCAGAGTGCGCAGGGCGAAATCTATGAGGGGCTTGTCAGTCATGGTTGCTCATATGGATCGTCCTCACATGGAAGAAGATCATCGTCGTTATATTCTTGGCCTTCGTCCCATGGAGCGCATCCATGCGCAAAGAACAGCCCGCATTTCTTACAGCGGTGCCCGTAATAGTCTTCCTCAAAGTCATGGACGAGACCGCAGGTGTCTTTGGCATCACTTTCCTTGTGAGGCTCACCGACGTAATCACGATCAGTCATGGTCGCCCTCATCGGTTAGGTTACAGATGGCAAAGACGAGGGAGGCGATAACCCCGCCGAGAATCAGGCCAATGATAAAGGCGAGAGTGATCATGGGGTTTTGCCTCGGGCTTTCTTGAGAGTATTTCGCTGCTCATGGCTACGGCCTCTCAATCGTGAAGCCGTAATGAGAAGAAGGAGCGGCCCGGTCTTCCGCCTCTGGCGCCTCAGATTGCGCCGCACCTGGATTGGGCGAATTGGGCGAAATTTTTCCGCCCAACAATGCGCGAGCCCTGTTAATCCGGTCATCTTCCTCGATAAAAAATCGCAGTCCCACAGTGATGCACGGGTGCTCCTTGATCATGCCGATCACCTCAAGCAATTCAACGACTGATTGCGCCCCCGCCTCTGGCGCCTCAGGTTTAGACGCCGCATTTTCGGAAACTGTGAACCCCAGCTCTTTAGCCGCCTGCCTGAAATTGTAGACCACGCATTCGTCAAAGCGTGCGGCGGCAATCATGTTGTAGAACCCGACATGGGCTGCCAGCAGCGCGCATTCGGCTGCTTTTTTCAGGTAGAACTCGGCAGCAGCAATCTGCTTGTGATTGGCCATCGGATGTCTCATTAAACTTCGATGCATAGAGATTTCTGCTGGATGGAATTGGGAATGATCAGGTCCTGCTTTGCGACCGTCGGGATTGCTGTCCACACGACAACCGCAATCGCCAGCATTAGGGTGACTGCCATTCCTGATAAGAGTCGTACCGGGGTCATTGGCTGCCCTCCGGGACTTCACCCTCGCCGCCACAATCATCACAGGTCACGGCAAGAGTTCCCCTGCCATCACAACGAGTGCATTTGACCATCTTGGGAGGAACAGGACGGGTTAGGTCGTTATCATCCTGATCGTAGCTGTGCTCGTCGTCGTTGGTTGGATACTTTTTTCTAGACGCCGCATTGGTAAGCGCCGCAATTAATTCATTGCTGTGCTGCTCACGTTTCAGAATTGTCATAATTTCATTTGGCAATGTTTTATCCTGGCTAAGAAGGGATAGGGCAGCATGACAGCGTCGGAGCAAATCCATAATTTGTTCCTGTTCTCCATTGCTGTGCAGTTTGCGTGGCTTGCCGCTCTTATATCCGCCCTTGGTCATTGGCTGCCTCATTGATTGGCTGAGAGGCATTTATAGTACCGCTAAAATAATACGGCAAGGAATATTTTAGTACAGCTTCAAAATCTGATAATGAAGGGTTTTATGAGGTGTCCGATAAAATCGGACAACTGCCGCTACCCGGCGTTGACGGTAAAATGTCGCTAGGATCGTATTAGAAGCCCAAGGAAGGCGGGAAGGGCTTAGGTGCCCGTTTGCTTGAGCGCTGTGAGAATTACCGCTGCCAGCTTCCGCTGGGTCGGCGTAAGGGTTTCCCAGATGGTCCAGGGATTGTCAGGCTCAAGCGGATTGCGAATGAGCAAATCGACCGGTTGGCAGCCCAGCGCATCGGCTAAAGCCTCGAGCATTGGCTGCGTATAAGCCATCTTTCCCTTCTCGAGTTGAGAAATTGCACCGGCAGTCACCTCGATTCTCTCAGCCAATTGCTCTTGGGTGAGATGACGGTAGAGACGCCATTCCTTGATGTAAGTCCTTCGTTTTGTTTTGAGATTTGATTTCACTTTTGCCATGCCAGGTTTTTAGTCCCGCTAAATAGATAATTGAAGCAAGCACAGCTTAAAAATTGTAGTTGAACTAAAATTAAGCTGTGCTATAAAACGGCCATGAATGCCCTTGAGAAATTCCTGGCCGATAGCGGGATGTCGAAGTCAGAATTTGCGAAGCGAGTTGGCGTCACACCTGGCCGTGTGAGCCAGCTCGTGAACAATCCGCATGAGCGCCCAGGCCGTGACTTAATCGCGAGAATTGAACAGGTAACAGATGGCAGAGTCGCGTTCCGAGATTGGATAGACGCGGCCTGAACGGCGGAATGTTTTGATTAGCGCGGCATAGGGTCGTTCCCTCGACCTCATCGCCGCGATCTATTGAGGCCAAGATAATGTGCTTGAATTCACTTCAGGACAAGAGTTTTCGCTGCTTATTGCTCATGCCGGCAGCAAGAAGCGGCCCGGCTCTGAGCGCTAACTCAGCCGGGCCATTGTTTGTTGCGACGACTGATGCGTAGGCACCTCGGGCCGCTTTAAACGGCGGTTCGGGGTTTTTTCTTAGAGGCTAGAGGCTAAGAGGGAAGAAATGCGGCGGGCACTGACGATTCTTCAGTACGGAATTTACGTCTTTCCGATCGGCCCATCCGGCTTCGATATCAGCAGTAATTCTTATGTCTACCCAGACTCGGGGAATGCTGCCGCATCGATCCCCGACAGGTCGCGGGGGAACTCAACAGCCCCGAAGATTTCTCCGCGACCGCTTCTTCACTGCCTGCGCAATTGGTTATTCAAATTTGTCGAGAGATACGGGGGAGCGCTGGAATGACTTGGCAGCCGATAGAAACAGCGCCGAAGGATGGGACGCGGATACTTATTTGGGACGACGACGAAGGTGGTTATGAAATCGGGTTCTGGTCGAGCAACCATGAATCGTGGCTCGATAACGACATCTGCGACGGCGACCCTGGAAAGTATTGGCCAGGGGACTTGCTAGGAAACACAATTTTTGAGCCCACCCACTGGATGCCTTTGCCTGAGCCTCCCGCTGCAAAGAAAAGCGCATGACCCACGATCTCTTCAGCCATGCCTTAGCCTGCGAGACGGGAAAATGACAAAACCAAGCATCACAGGTGGCGCTTTTATAGATTCTGATCTTTTTGAGCGGGCCTTAGCCCGCCGCAGTGATCCGCAAACCAGCCATGATGCTGCCGATACGGTGACGCCTAGCCTAACGCATCTGGAACAGATGGTTTACGCCGCTCTCAAGAATGCCTGGTTTCATGGCCTGACGATTGATGAACTGGTTACCGTCACGCATCTGGAAAAAGTAACCGTCTCGCCGCGCTTAAGGCCTCTGTGTGAGAAGGGCTTGGTGCGAGAGGCGCATTTCACACGGGCGGGAAAATCCGGCCGGCAGCAGACGGTGTGGCTGGCAAGGCAATGAGCGTGAAGATTCTCATTGGCGATGTCAGGGAGAAGCTGAAAGAATTAGCTGACGAGAGCGTGCATTGCGTGGTGACAAGTCCACCCTATTGGGGCCTAAGGGATTATGGAGTCGGCGGGCAGATTGGTATGGAGCTGACTTGGCAAGATCACGTTGAAAATATTGCTCAAGTTTTCGATATGGTTAAACGCGTTCTGCGCAAGGATGGCACGCTGTGGCTCAATTATGGGGATAGTTATGCGGCTGGTGGACGAGGTGGCGGCGCAGACGGCAGCAAGCAACAAACCAATATCGGCGCTCTGCTCGGGCCAAAGAAAGCGCCGTCTGATCTCAAGCCCAAAGACCTCTGCGGCATCCCCTGGCGTGTCGCCTTCGCCCTGCAGGAGCGGGGCTGGTATCTCAGGCAGGATATCATATGGTGTCTTTCGGGCGGCGCATGGTTGTATGCGTCGACATCGGCGGGCTATGGCCCCGTCATGCTCAAAGATTTGGTTCGCTTAAACCCAGAAACCGTTGAGCTATGGAACGGTCTGGGGTGGACTAAGGTAACGCAATGGACGAAACGACCGGGGCGGGCCGAGGCAACAGAACTGGTTTTGCGGTCAGGCGAGCGCGTGAGCTGCACAGCCAACCATGTGTGGCCCACACAGCGTGGCAATCTTCGAACGGACGAACTCAAGGCAGGCGATGTTCTCCAGACCACGAAGTTGCCCGATATGGGCGGGCCGGGAGGGTGGATCACTGATAATGCCTTCTGGTTTGCGGGATTATATTTGGCGGAAGGTAGCAGGTCCGGTGAGACTATTCAGATCGCGGGCCATATCAAAGAAGTCACCCGAGCTGAACGCATTAAGCGTCTTGTCGAGCATTACGGCGGCTCGGCGCGGGTTTATAACCATAAGGGCAATTCCCAAAGTATCCATGTTGATAGCGTTGGCCTAGCTGCTATCGTCAAAACGCTTGTTGCGGGGCGAACGGCAAAGGACAAACATCTCGCCCCAGCCGCTTGGCAATATAGCGACTGGTGTTTGCAGCAATTTGTGTTCGGATACCTCGAGGGCGATGGCCATCACGATTTAGCGAACGAGAGAGTTCGCCTCGGCTTCTGTCGGAATTATGCGCTTGAGCGAGACCTGCGCTGTTTGGCGGCTCGGCTCGGCGCAACGCTCACCCTCAATCTGAGTACAGCAAAGAATCAGACTGGCAGCTTTCCGTCTTTCAAGGGTGAATGGCGTTGGGAACGTTCCGGCCACCACAATGAAAAGGATAGAGGCGAGATCATCGCCATCCGCCGCTCAAGGGCGCGGCAGTTTTGGGACGTGACGGTTGCCGATGATCCGCACCTATTTGCTCTTTCATCCGGCGTTCTAACACACAATTCAAAGCCGAATCCCATGCCCGAGTCAGTCAAGGACCGATGCACCAAGGCGCACGAATATGTGTTCCTGCTGACGAAGAGCCCAAGATATTATTTCGATGCAGAGGCGATTGCTGAACCATCAATCAAAGAAGACGCGCAGAAGTCATACCATCGTGCGGACAACGCCAAATACGATGGCGTCCCGCACGAAAGATGGAAAGATCAATTCGACGGACGAACGTGGGGTGATGCAGGCACCCGCAACAAGCGTTCTGTCTGGGAAATCGCCACATCACCTTTTCCCGAAGCGCATTTCGCAACTTTCCCCCCAGAGCTGCCAGAGATTTGCATAAAGGCGGGAACGAGCGAGAAGGGGTGTTGCGCGAAGTGTGGGAAGCCGTGGGTAAGAATTACTGAGCCTGCTGAAAGCACAAGGCGCGGGCCTGTTGCAAGCGGATGGCGCGAGAACTCATTGCGAGCAGAACTCGGCGCATCGGTTACATGTGGAACAACCAAGACACACACCATTGGATGGCTCCCATCCTGTGAATGCAACATTGATCCGAGAGAGTTTATCCCCTGCACCGTTCTTGATCCCTTCGCCGGCGCTGGCACAACCGGCCTAGTTGCCGACCGCCTGCAGCGCAATGCCGTCCTCATAGAACTCAATCCCGAATATGCCGCCATGGCGGAGAAGAGAATTTCCAACGACGCGCCAATGTTCACGGAGGTAGCCGCCGAATGACCTCAGTTCACCAAACCCTGTGGACGAAAGACCTCGATGCCAAGCTGATCCGCTTGCGCAAACAGGTGGTGCTCACATGAGCGCGCCCGCCCTCGCCCAATGTCCTACATGTGCCAGGCTCGAGGAAGAAAACGAAGAGCTGCGCTTCGAGCTCGACCAGCTGCGCGGACATGACGCCATTCTCCCCTACGTCCAGCATTTCCGCCTCACCCGCACCCAAGCGCGGCTTCTGCACTATCTCTGTCAACAGCACAAGGCCGCGCGAATGCAGATCTTGGATGCCGTCTACGGCCACCTGCCTGATGCCGACCAGCCGCAGATTAAAATTCTTGATGTTCACCTGTGCCATATCAGGAAGAAGCTCACGCCATTCGGCATCACCATCGAAAACATCTGGGGTTACGGCTATCGCCTCAGCCCCGAAAACCGTCAGCGCATAACGGCAATCATTCAAGAGGAGAAAACCAATGTCGAGACGAGCCAAGAAGCAGGAAGCCGAGGAAACGGTCGTCCATCTAACCAACGGCCCGCAGCCCGCTGACTATCAACGCTACGTTGAGCGCATCGAGAATGTCCAAGCCGACATCGATGCCATTGACGAGAAGAAGAAGCGCGACAAGGAGCCGTTCCAGCATGACATCAAGGCCCTCTACGACGAAGCCGAGGCCGTCGGCATCAACAAGAAGGCCCTGAAGCATGTCGTTGCCAAGCGGCGCAAGCTCTTAAAAGCGAAGCAAGCTTTCGAGAATCTCGATCTCGTTGACCGCAGCGATGCCGTGTCGATCGAGGCGGCGTTGGGGCCGTTCGCTGAAACTGAACTTGGCCAGGCAGCAGTAACCGCTGCAACTCAATAACATGACCACGCCAAACCTTCGCCGCTTCACCGATCTGCCCGAGCCGGTGCCGGCAGCGGTAAAGGCATTGGCGGCTGATCATCCGGCTGTGGTGGAGGGGCGCACAATCTTCCCTTCGACCGTTGCCGACCCGACTGATGCGCCGCGCTTGCTTGTATCGGGACACAACAATCGAAAGATCGGGCGTATCGTGGCCAAGGGTCCGTGGGAGGGAATGCCGATCTTCACCCTCACGCTTGAGGAGCGCGCCACCTGCCCAAGCGAGTGTCATATGTATCGCGCCTGCTATGGCAATGCGATGCCCTTCGCGCGTCGACACCGGCACGGTCCCGAGCTGGAAAAACGGTTGGAGTTGGAAGTCGAGACCCTTTCAATCGAATACCCGAAGGGTTTCGTTGTCCGTCTGCATGTGCTCGGCGATTTCTATTCGGTCGAATATGCGGCGCTGTGGTGGCAGCTTCTCGAAAAGCACGCGGCCTTGCACATCTACGGCTATACCGCCCGTTCGGTGAGCCAAGGCGAGATCGGCGCGGACATCACCGAAACCATCCACGACATGAATAGTAAGTTCCCGACGCGCTGCTTTATCCGCTATTCGCGGCCGAAACCGCAGCCGTTCGGCGCCATCGTTCTGGACCGTTCGGACTATGTAAAGCAGGGCGACGACATCATCATCTGTCCCGCCGAGATCTCTGCCACCGAATGCTGCGCCACCTGTGGCTTGTGCTGGTCGGAGGCGATGCGGAAAAAGACTATCGGCTTCCTCAAGCACGGACTCGGGTCGAATGAAACCGCCGCCAAGGTCGAGCAGGTCAATGCCCCGGAAGCAAAACCGAAGGCGGGAGACAAATATCGCAAGATCAAAACGCTGATCTTCTCGAACGGCAAGCAGGCCCAGCGCGGCGCCGATCCGCCGCAGGTTATGAATATAAACCCGCGCGAATTGTGGGTCGACGAGCGGTATCAGCGGTCAATCTCCCGCAAGGGAGTCCGGCTCATCAGGAGCATCGTCGAGGGATGGGACTGGCGCAGGTTCAAGCCGCCGATTGTCACCGAGGATGAAAACGGTCGGCTGACGGTGATCGACGGCCAGCATACGGCCATTGCCGCTGCTTCGATTGACTGGCTTAAAGAAATTCCAGTGTTGAAAGTGCGATCAGGTGGCGTGGAGCAGAGTGCGGCGGCCTTCGTCAGCCACAACCGCAATCGCGTCAATCTGACACCGATGCAGATTTACTACGCCGAGATCGCCGCCGGCGATCCTCTGACGCTGAAGGTTAAATCCGCCTGTGATAAGGCCGACATCATTGTTCTCAAGCTGCCGCCGCAAAATAGCGATTACGGTCCCGGTGAAACCGTCGCTGTCGGCACGCTGAAATGGCTGGTGAAAAAACATGGCGATGTCTTTGCGCATCGTGTGTTGGGGATCGTGTCTGAGCTTTGTCTGGCGCCGATCAAGGAATTGCATCTGCGGGCGACCGCCTATGTTTGTTCGACATCGAAGCTGCCGGACCAGGAGATCATCCGTCGCTGGCGCACGATCAAGGACCCCATCCTTGCCGCTACCGAGGCAAGCGAGGAAGCCGAACCGCTTTGGCTGGCCTTGGGGCGGTCTCTGGCCAAGGACGAGGCGATGGTCGCATGACGCTTAAGTGCAAAATATGCGGCAAGCCTTACGAGCGCGGCCTTAAGAGCAAACGCCAGTGCTGCTCGCGATCATGCTGGATTGCCCTGTCCTGGCGCAATGAAGAGACCGCCGCAAAACGCCGAGCAACAATGAGCATTGTGCAAAAGGCACGACGCTGCGGCGCCAACCTCAACCGCATGCGGTGGTCCAGGCCGGGCGAGCGGGAAAGGTTGTCGGAATGGAACCGCAAGACATGGGCCGATCCTGAGATTCGCAAGAAGCGCAGCGCAGGAATCCGCAGGCAGGCACGGCGTCCTGAATTCCGAAAGAAGATGTCGGATATTCGCAAGCGCGACTGGCAGAACCCGGAATACCGCGAAAAGATGATAACCGGCAATCGCCGGGGCCACGGGCGTCCGGAATATCGCAAGCTCTTTTCCGACAATCTTCGCCGCCGATGGGCCGAGCCGAAGTCGCGTGCCAAATTATTGAAGGCAGTGCGGGAAACTGCGGCGAAGATCAATCGCGGGCGAGGGCTTACTCAGGAACAAGTGGCGCTTTATTGGGCACTGCAGCAGCTGGCGGCGGGCGGAGTTGTCGACATGCCGTCTCGGCAGCTTTGTCGTGAGGCCGGCATAGGCATGGCGCGCATTGAGACAGTGATTGCGCGTCTCAAGGCCAAGCGGCTCATCAAGATCGATGGTCCCGACCGTTATCGCATGAAAGAGGAGACGCCATGAAATACGACCGCGAATGGGCAATGTATGAAACGCGCTGCAAGCAGCAGGATGGCGAGTTTCAGATAGCCGCCAAGGCGCAACGGCTGTGGTACATGCCCCCTTATATCGCGCCTGTGGATAATGCGCCTCTCCGTCCTGTGGACAAGCCTGTGGACAACCTTGTGGATAACGTCTCCGAACAGATCATTGAGGAGCCGCCACCAGCCCCGCCACCCAAGCCGAAGCCCGTCCTGTTCGACAAGAACCGCATTCCGCTTTCGCGCGGACAGATCGTCGTCAAGACCGTCTCGATGGTGAGCGGGATACCGGTCAAGTTCATCACCGGCCCGCATCGTCAACGCCATCTCATGCCGGCGCGGCGCGCCGCTGTCTGGCTTCTGGTGAAGGAAGTCCGCTTGAGCTATCCCGCCACCGGTCGGGTCCTCGGCAACCGTGATCACTCGACCATCATCCATGCCGTCAGAAAATGCGGCGAGGCCGAGCATGCACTTATCGCCCAGGCCAAGGCGCTGCTTGAAGAAGCGGGCCATCTTGCCAAATGGGCGGCATGGGACGCAGTGGTGGAGGGATAGCGGGACATCGAATGAGGCTTGAGGCTATGAGCAAATTCTATCGCATGGACCCATGGGCTTGGGACGATGGCACCACTGGCCTCTCTCTGGAGCAGGAAGCCGCATATTTGAGAATAGTTAATGCTACCAACAAAAGTGACGAGCCAATTATGGCTAATCGCTTCGCCCTTGCCGGCATGTTTCGCTGCAACACTGAAAAGGCCATGCGGCTGTTGCGAGACCTAGAGGCTGCTGGAAAAGTGCAACTCGTCGAAGGCCGCATCCATAACAAACGAGCCGACCAAGAGATCGAATATCGGCGTACCCTATCGGCCACTCGCGCCCAAGCGGCGAGCAACCGGAAACCAACCGACACCGAACCCGCACCGAACCCATCAGCAACCGGTGAGCAACCGACCGCCAACCCACCAGCAACCGACGACGCTAAGCCATTGCAATCACTCAATGGGCAGGCAGCAATTCCTCGTTTAATAGAAGAGAATAGAATAGAAGAAGAAAAGAAGAAAAACAAAAAAGGCAACACGGCGCGTGGAACGCGCCTGCCTGATGATTGGTGGCCTCAAGACACCGATTGGCAATGGGCAAAAGACACGTTTCGTCTCGATGACAACCAGCTTCGCGAATTGACAGCCGACTTTAAGGATTACTGGCCGACAGTGCCGGGGGCACGCGGTCGCAAACTTGATTGGTTTCGCACATGGCGTTGCCGCGTGCGTGACCGATTCGGAATAAACGGAAGGAGTAACCGCAATGGACAAGCTAGGCGACAACCTCCCCAAAATACCATCGCCGAGGGATTCGCAGAGATCAACGCTGCCCTCGATCAGCGGCTCGCCGACGAGCAAGGTCAGACAGGCGACAGCCCTGGCGGAGAAATTGCTGAGCTCGTACCCCGACTACGGCAAGGCTCCTAAGCCCTATCTCCTATCGATTGCCGAGATTTTAGGCCAGCTTTCTGAGGATGTTGTGGTCGCCGTGCTTGACCTTAAAACCGGAGTGCGAGCGCGATGTTCCTATCTCCCGACGGTAGCCGATATCGTCAAATGCGCTGAGGAATATATCGTCCATCGTGATCGATTCAGGTCCGCTCCACGCGGAGGCATCCACAAGCTGCTTCCGCGCGCCACCGACCGTGAGCCAACGGAAGCGGAAAAGCAGCGGGCACGCGAAAATTGGGCCAAGGTCATGGCCGAATGGGCCAAACTCAAAGCCAATTGGGCGATGCACGACAGCAAAAAACCATCGCCCATGATGGTCCCGGAAGGGCTAAGCAATGAAGAGGCGGCTAAATCAACGCCACGGTCCGGTGAAACCAAGCTAGGAACTGATTGACGTGGTCCGCGAGGCGCGATGAAAGAGCTACCGCGGCGTCTCGCAGGACCAAGCGGTTTCAATGACGGAGAGAGCCTATGTGTCAGCGCAAAACATCGCCGGTCAACCTCCGAACACTGGATGATGATGGCTGGATACCACACGTTTCGAGACAAGCCGAAAGGAGCAGAAAGATGAGTAATTTCAAGGTGGGGCAGAAGGTTGTGTGCGTGAAAAAGGCTTTGTGGAGTGGAAGGCGTAGCGGAGTTCCTTGCAAAGGCCCGACACTGCGGGAGGTCTGTACGGTTACCGGAGTCAAAGTATTTACAATATTGCTGGCCGAGTATCCGGTCGATAGCGAGAGGTTCGCCGGTTATGACAAGCGCTCTTTCCGACCAATCGTTAACCAAGAGTGTGGCATGGAAATGCTGCGGGAGCTTTTGCAGCCGAAAGAAGAAAAGGTTTTGAGCTGAGGGTGACGAAGGGGCCGCGAGACATATCGGCTCGCCAGCAGAGGGTTCGACATGAAGGACCGACGGTTTTTCTGCTTGTCAAACGCCGCGATTTGCTCGGTGGCGAGATCAAGATCGGCACCGGCGGCGTGCTCAGGCTTACCGTGTCGGAGGCCGTGGCCGCGGATGCACTTACCTATTACCACCATCTGGGCCTGCTTTCGGATTCACAGTTCTGTGCCGGGTCGGAATACGGTGATCTGCACTGGAAGCTCTTCGGCAAGGACTTTGCCCAGCGCGGCGTGTTTGCCAAGATCGTCCATGATGAGGCCACTGAGGATGAGGCTCCTGTGCATACGCGCGAAGCACCGATCCCGGTCAAGTGCCAGACCTATTGCGGTCAGTATTGCGACTGCCCGGCAAAGAACTGGATGGACGGCTTTGCCAGGTTCGGTGAGGCCGACCGGCATCTGCAGCGGTTTGCCCGTAACAAGGACAGGATCGTCATGCGCAAGGTGACGATCGACAAGGCATGGCCGGAGACCCAAGGCGAAGTCGCCCGCCTGATCTCCGCGCTCGAGGTTTTGAGGCGATATTGGAAGATGGGGTAACTGATGAAATGCCAGCACTGCGAGAAGCTCGGCCTCAGAAGCCGCCTCTACATCCGCGGCTCCGTTACCCTGCATGTCGACCAGCCGGAGGTTTACTACGACGAGGATGGCGTTTTTCATGTTCATGACCCGAATTGGCAGGTGCAGAGCTACCGCTGCAGCAACGACCATCAGTTCAGCGCCAGACGGCGGCAGGGCTGCGCCGCTGATGGCTGCCAATTCAAGCCGCTGTTCGAGGTTCTCGAAGAACCGGCGCCGGCAGGGGAGGTGGTGAATTGAGCAAGCGCAAAATGGTTCCTATTCCGGTCTGCGTTCAGGAGCAGTATGACGAAGGTCTGTTCGACTTCGGAAATACGTTTGAGGATGGGACGCTGGACAGGGTCATCAGAAGCCTTGAGGCCATTCGCGAGTCGATTCCTGAGGAATATCGCGCAGCGGCCACTTGCGGGATCATGTCTGAAAGTGGCTATGAAGGTAGTCATTACGCGCGCATTGAAGTGAGTTACGACCGCCCCGAAACCGACGAGGAAATGCAGCGACGGGAGAAGCGCGATCGCGATCATGAGGCGGCTATTCGCCGAGAGGAGCGCGCGTTGCTAAAGCGGTTGCAGAACAAGTACCGTGATGACTGATCCAAAAATCCTCCCCGGTCTCCCCGGCGGCATGCCGATGTCCCGCCAGCACCCGGTGAGCGTGCGGATCATCCCCAACACCCACCACGGCACCTTCGACATCCACTTGGGGATAGGGAATTTCGAGACCGCACTTGATGCCCAGAGATTCGCCAGCAATTTGCAGCCGAAGATCGTTGAGGTTTTTGGAATGAGGGAAACCAAGCAGTGAGCATTATCACAGACAAGATGGTGGAGAGGGTCATCGCTGTCTTGATGGAGAGATTTGGCTATGGCGCCTATGAGGGGGAATCGGTACTCACGGAAAGCGAGGCAGAGTTTATAGCCCGTAAAATTGTACACGTCTTGGAGGACCTTGCCGAGAAGGAAGCCTCCCAATGAGCATCCTTGCCGCAGCTGGCCAGCTGTTCTTTGGCTGCAAGCCGCCCAAGCCGACATCGGCGCTCTTTGTCGTCGAGACGCCCTACGCAAAGTTGTGGAATGTCGGGACCGATGGTCTGATCGCCTTCCACCAAATGCCCAAATCAACCGTCGTGCCGATGACCATCCGGCCGATGATTTCTGATGAAATAAAGGAGCATGCAGAGTAATGGTCGGTAGCATCTGGATGAGGCAGCAGCAGGCGAAAAAGCGCCGGAAGGGCGATGCCGAACGGCCCGCATTCGATTCCCGAACCACCCCCGATTTTCTCAAGGCAATAAAGCCTAAGCCCAAGAAGAAGGGGAAACGGAAATGACCGCAGAACTTGTGCTAAGCTTGAAGGGCATCAATCTGGAGGAAGAGGACGCGAAGGTTTACCAAGCCGCGCTGGATGCCCTGAAACTGCTCACTGACGCTCAGATCGACAAGCTGTTTGATGAGGTCCAGAACAGGCGCGCCCGCAAGATCGCGGATCAGTGGCGCAAGCACGGGTTCGCGGAAACATGACTTGTCCACAGGGCATGTTGTTTATTTGGCGATTTTGCGCTAAAAGCCAAATCCTTAGGTTCGGAAGCTTTATGTTTGAAGTCAGGCGGGCGCCACCGGTAAGCGTCCGCCTTGTGTTTGGGGGGCATCGTGCTCACTGAATCTGAGAAGGAAAAGGCGCACGACATCGTGCGGGCCATGGCGGCATCTGCCGGTATCTATTGCCCGGCCCCGGCGCATGTGTTCATCACCGCCGCCCGCATATTCCTCGCCGCGCAGATCGCCACCCTGCCTGAGGATCAGCGCGAGGAATGCCTTGAGCAGATGTTCGATACTTTCCCCGGCCAAGTCGACTATTTCGTCAAGAACCCGGTCGGCATCAAGGCGATGAGAACGCAGTGAACCCCTACCAAACCCTCGGCGTGCCGAACGATGCCCCGCCCGCAGCGATCAAGCAGGCCTACCGCAAGGCGGCCAAGCAGGCCCATCCCGACAAGGGCGGCTCGGATGACGCCATGCACGCAGTTAATCGCGCCTGGCTGGTTTTAAGCGATCCGAAGCGTCGCGAGCGATACGACAAGACCGGCAAGATCGAGGAGAAGGACCTCAGCAACCCCGATACGCGGTCATGGGAGGTGATCACCTTCGCCCTCGACAAGCTGATCGAGGATGATGTCGCACTGAGCGTCAACATCAAGACCAAGGTGACTGAGATGCTCAGCGAAATTCTCGCCAAGATCGACCAGGGCCTCGACAAGGCCAAGCGCAAGAAGGCCAAGGCCGAGAACATCGCCGCCCGCTTTAAGCGCAAAAAGAAGGCCGAGGGCCTCGACATGATGCTGCAGGTCTTGTCCTTCAAGCAGCGCAAGGAGCAGGAAGTCATCGACAAGCTGGAAGTCGAGAAGGCGACGATGACACGGGCTATCGAACTCCTGAAGGACTACGACTTCACGGCGGATAAGGTTTCATCGCAAGTCGCCAGGTCCCAGCAAGTTTGGTTCGGCAACACAACGACAGGAAATTACTGACACAATGCCAAGTAAGTCGAAGAAACAGCACCGGTTCATGCAAGCCGCTGCCCACAACCCCAAGTTCGCCAAGAAGGCCGGGATCAAGCCGTCGGTTGCCAAGGAGTTTGTCGCAGCCGATGCTGGCATTCATGTCGCGAGCCACCGTGACTGCTACGACGCCAAACGTAAACGAGTTAAATACTAGGAAATATTCATGCCTGGAGGGCGCCCCAAGGGCTCTAAAAACAAGCGCACCGTCGAACTTCTGAAGAAGGCGGCGGCCGTGCCTAGCTATGTGGACCCCGTCGATTTCCTGCTGAATGTCGTTGCCGACGTTGGCGCCGACATGGGCATACGCATTGAGGCCGCGAAGGCCTCCGCGCCCTATGTGCGCGCCAAGCTGACGCCCATTGCCCCGCCCGAGGCTCAGGCTGGCAACCCCGGTCCATCCTCGTGGGATGACGACGATCCGCCCCTGGGCGAATATCCGGGACGGGCGAATTGATGTGCTGATGCTTAGCCGCCGCAAGTTCATCACCGCTGCTATCGGCATCATTGCCGCCCCTGCCATTGTGCGGGTTGCTTCACTCATGCCGGTGAAGGCGTGGGACGATCCGCGCATTGCTGAAATGGGCAAGCTACAGGTTGTGGAATGGGGGGAGGCAATTCCATATACGGGCAGGCTTATTGAGCCTGACCATGAGGAGATTCATCGCATCCTGAACAAGATGAGATCGGTCATGCTGGAGGAAATACGCCTGTTCACCAAATTCAGACAGTTTGCCGATGCCTAAAGACTTAACCAGCGAGCAATTTCGCCGTATCTGGGAACAGATGAGCAAGCGGTCTGAGCCGACCGAGGCCGAAGCACGTGAATGGTTGCTAGGTGCTGCGGGCATCAAATGTCCCGAACCCTCCGAGCCTCAAGATACCTGAGGCAAGGCAATGCCTCGCTCGCCCGCTTCATTACCGACAACTTATGGGATCTGGACCTCGACGAAACCTTAGACTATTACAAGTGGCTGGGGGCGAACCGAAACACGAGGGATGCCGACCGCGCGCTCCTCGCCTGTAACGACCGCTTCTACCTACTCACTCAGTTATGCGGGCGCAAGGACGCCATCCATCCTTGGGTATTCGCCCGCTGCCGTGAGGTGGAGACCGAACCTGATGGCTTCCTAGACCTCTGGGCTCGTGGTCATTACAAGTCCAGCCTGATTACCTTTGCTGGCGTCCTGCAGGAAGCCCTCGTCGACCCTGAGATCACGGTCGGCATCTTTAGCTTCAACAAGGATTCCGCGACAAAGTTCCTGCGGCAACTCAAGGATGAGATTGAGCAGAATGAGACGCTCCGGCGCATCTTCAAGGATGTGCTGTGGGAGCGCCCCAAAGTCGACAGCCCGAAATGGTCGGAAGCCGACGGCCTGACCTTTCGGCGCAAGGGCAACCCCAAGGAGTCGACCATCTCCGCTTGGGGCCTGATCGACGCCATGCCGACGGGCTCCCACTTCCGCCTGATGGTCTATGACGATGTCATCGAGCAGAAGCACGTCACCAATGAGGAGATGGTCAAGAAGGCCACCGACCGCTGGGAATTGTCCAACAACCTCGGGGTCGGCGAGAAGACGCGGCGCTGGCACATCGGCACCCGCTACACCTTCGCCGACACCTATGGCGTGTTGCTCGAGCGCAAGATACTCAAGGCCCGCGTCTATCCGGCAACCAGCAACGGGCTGTTGACCGGCAAGCCGGTGCTCTTCTCGGAAGATCATTGGGCGCATGTGAAGATCAATCAGCGGTCAACCTGTCCGGCGCAGATGCTGCAGAACCCGGTGGCCGGCTCGGAAGCCACTTTCAACGTCGCGTGGTTCCGGCCGTATGAGCTGATCCCGTCGGCAATGAACGTCTACATCATGGGCGATCCGGCCGCCGGTCCCTCGGCCAAGCATGACCGCACCGCGATCGCCGTCATCGGCATCGATCCGCAGAACAACAAGTATCTCCTGGATGGCGTCCGTCACCGGATGAAGCAGTCGGAACGGTGGAAATGGCTGCGAAGGCTCTACGTCAAATGGCGTGAGTTCCCCGGCGTGCAAACCTTACGCGTTGGCTGGGAGCGCTACGGCCTGCAATCCGACCTCGAATATTTCGAGGAGAAGATGCGCGAGGAGAAGGACGAAAAGCGCCGCTTCGTCATCGACGAGATCGCCTGGCCGAGAGAAGGCGAGCATTCCAAGAACGCACGCATCGGCCGGCTGCAGCCCGATATGGAGGGCTCGAAGTTCTATCTCTCCTGGTATGTGTTTCACGAGACCCACGGTGAATGCTCGTGGAAGATCGAGCCGCAGTCTAACGTCCCTATCGTGTTCAACCCGGCTCGTGTCGAGAACGCACCCAAGCGCGAGAACGCACCCGTCGACGGCATGTGGCTGACCAAGAAGCAGCGCGCTGCGATTACCGTCGGCAAGCCGTGGCAGGTGCCGGAAGCGATCAAGCGGGTGGATGAGCAGGGGGCGATCTACGATGTGACCCGCTGCGCTTTTGAGGAAATGCGGTTTCATCCTTTTGGAACGAAGGATGACTTCATTGATGCAATGTCGCGGCTCTACGACATGGAGCCCAGCCCCGCAGTGCAACTCGACCAAGTTAATCCAGAGTTTCCAAGTTACCCCGATGCGTGAAGTAGTTTTCTGCGAGCAATCCGGTCGAATAACCGACAACCGAGGTATGTCCCTCTAGGCCAATCAGTGCGGTCGGGATCGGTGCGCTCGCATCAGTTTCATGGGGCCGATGAGATCAGGCTTCCCCTCCCTGAGCTTTGCGTTCCGCTGTCGCCCCGAGCAGCACCGCGCACTCGTCGGTCCCACCCGTTTTTTGAAACGCTAAGCCGCCCGGCGGAAATGGGCGCATCCCCTGACAAAGGAAGTGTAATCATGCCCATTCGTGTCTCTGAAAAAATCGTCTTTGATCCCGACACCGCCGACGAACGTACTATGTCAGCGGCCGAACTCGGCGTCCTCGACGGCGTCACCGCTGGCACCGTCACCGCCAGCCGCGCCGTGGTGGTCGATGCCAACAAGCGCATCGATACTCTGGTCATTGCCGATAGTGGGCTGAAGCTTGGCGCGGCTGGCGGCACCGCCGTCACGTCTACCGCCGCCGAACTTAATTTGCTTGATGGTTCCGTGGCTGGCACTGCGGTTGCCAGCAAGGCGGCAGTGCTCGGCACGAACAAGAATCTTGATGTGCTTGCGATCGCCGATGGCGGGCTTGCTCTCGGTGCCGGTGCCGGCACTGCGGTGACCGCGACTGCGGCGGAGTTGAATAGGCTTGATGACAGCCTTGCTACGAATCTTTTGACTCGTGGTGCAGGTGTGGACACGGCTGAGTCTTACGCTGTTGGTGTCAGGCGTAGCGGAACTTTGATTGTGACTGAGATCATTGTTGATATCAGCACCCTCGTTGGTTCGACGACTGATCTAGATATCATCGGTGAGTCAGCAGCAGCTGATTGTCATTGGGGTCAAATAACTATCGCTAAAAATGGAACTTTGATTGGAGGTAGCGTGACTTGCTTGGAAGTTCCCGCAGGCGGTGTGACCGACATCGACTTCTACTCGGCTACGGTTAGCACGGGTACTGAGAACGTTGATGTGACGACCTTGACCGAGACGGCCCTCGTCACCTCAGGCGGTGTTTGGACGAGTGGTGCGGTCAAGGGCATGACGACTGTCCCGCCCGCGAATGATTACCTCTACATCGTCAATGGTGCCGCCGGCGTACCCGGCACATTCTCTGCCGGCAAGTTCCTGATCACGCTGTACGGATTGGGCGCTTAAGCGGTCCCGCCATGACCTATCAGAAGCCGCGGACCCGCGAAACGACCCTGCGCCACGAGGTACTTAAGGCCGACGATGAATTCATCAAGGAAAGCCTCAATCCGGTCGAGTACGAATTCTCTTCCAAGCACGGCAAGCGGCTGTTCCGCGGCTTCTATCGCAATCGCGGAAATTACGCGGATGACTAATGTTGTCGGCCTGCGCGGAAGGGAAGTTGTCGACCCGCGTAAGCCACACCCTGATGTCATCGGCATAGCCAAGGAGTTCCTCGAATTTGCAACCAGCGGCGAGATAACTAGCGTCGCCATTATCTTTGAATTCCACGATGGCTCGACGGGTGCCCGCCGCGGCGGCACACCATCCTACTTACTGCTCGGTCGCCTCGCTGGTGAGTTGGAATATCTGGCTAAACACTTAAGGGAAAACCCATGAACGCACCGCTCATCGGCACGCGGCTGAACTTTGCTACGCCTGCGATCAGAAAGCAGAGAGGGCCGCAGACGACCATGCGCCGCGCCTATACCGCGCAAGGGATCGGCGGTCATGACGACCAGCGGTTCTACAAGGCCGACCAAGTGCTTGCCGACGCCATCTACGCGGGGCTGAATTTCCATTATCCCGACCAGCTGTGGCGGGTCGAAGTTTCCCACAAGCAGGGCGTGGCGCTGATCCGGTTAATGGGGCTGTCCGATATGCCCTATGTGCTGAAGATCGAGGATTTGAAAGTTCTGTCCAGGGGCAAGCAGGAAGTCATGCGCGCCGGCGGCACGCTCTTGGAGCGGTTTGGCATGCCGCGTTCCGGCTTCAAGATGGCCGAGTTCAATAACGCGGTGAGGAAATTCAAGCCCTACCTCAACCGCCGCCGCAACATTCTCACTTATACCTGAGAGGACACCATGCCGAAGGGCTCCATATACGGCGTTAAGAAGAAGGATCGGAAGACTTACACAGGTCCTGCGTCTAACACCCGGAACATGACGCACTCCACAGTCATCAGCGATCCTGACGATTACAAAGAGCCGCGCAAGACCAAGAGTGGCTATCGCTTTGACCGCAAGTCGAGCCCGCAAGCCATCTCCGTCGCCTCTCGTCGGAAGTGGGATGACGATTAGCGATGAGCAATAAGATCGAGAACATGATCGATGATCTAGCGGCCCGTTTCATTGAGGCGACTGGCGACGATGCGCCTCCGCCGGAATTTGCCAAGATCAAAGAGGCCTACCGCAAACTCAAGGGCGAATCGCAGGCGCGTCATTGTGGAGGCGTGGGCTAGTGGGCGCTCCGGTCGACGAGTTCGACACCTCCAGCAACAAGCGGACGATGGGCGACAGCAAGCGCCCGAAGAACCGCGGCATCGAGGTTGAGGCGGAGCAGAAGTTCGCCCCGCATGAGCCTGGAACGACCGAGCGCCTGCCCAAGGACGGTGAGCCGACGCCGCCCGACAATATCGCCATGCTGGTTAAATCCGCCTACACGCAGGGCATCAATTACCAGCAGAACGTCCTGCAGCCGAAATGGCGAGCCTCGGCTGCCTCCTACAACAACCAGCACTTTACGGGGTCCAAGTATCTCTCCCCGCGCTATCGCGGCCGCACCCATCTGTTCCGCCCCAAGACCCGCTCGGCGATTAGACGCAAGTCGGCGGAAGCGGCGATGAGCCTGTTCCAGACCAATGACGTGGTCATCGTTTCGCCCGGCAACGAGGCCGATGAGGCGCAGCGGGCTTCCGCCGCGATCAACAAGGAACTGTTGAACTACCGGCTGACCGTGGCGTCGGAGAATGTCGGCATCCCGTGGTTTCTCGTTTCCATGGGCGCGCATCAGACGGCGCAAATCTACGGTGTCGTCACCTCCAAGCAACGGTGGGAGTACAAGGAAAAAATCCTCCACTACGAGGAGGTCACCTATTCCGACGGCTCAACCGAGATGCAGCCGGTCACCCAGATCGTGCGCGACCGGCCGTGGGTCGATCTTTATGCCCCTGAAGATGTCATCCGCGATCCCGGCGCCAACTGGCTCAACCAAGCGCAGGACAGTGCCTACTTCATCCTGAAGAATTCAATGACCCTGTCGGATGCGCGGGTGTTCCTGCAGCAGATCGACAAAGACGGCCAGCCGATGTTCGATGAGGTTAGCGAGGAGGAACTCGCTGCTGCCGCCGGCGTGCGTTCTGGCCAGGCTGACTCCACAGACGGCGTCAGGCGGGCGCGCGAGACGACCGGCTACGACCGTTTGCACGACGCCAATGCCGACCGCGAGTTTATGACCGTGTGGCTGCATGAGAATTTCATGCGCATCGACGGCGAGGACTGGAACTTCTGGACCTTGGGTGTCGACAAGGTGATCTCGCCCATCAGGCTCGTTGCCAAGGTCTATCCGGAACAGGGCGGGGCACGACCGATCACGGTTGGCGTCGGCGCGCTCGATGCCTTCAAGATCGATCCGATGTCGGCGGTCGAGGCATGGTCGCCGGTACAGCAGGAAATCAACGATGTCGTGAACCTGCGGCTTGAGGTGATGAAGCAGACGGTTAGCCCCGTGACCAAGGTCAGGCGCGGTCGGCAGATCAGCCTCAAGGAGGTGCAGAACCGCTCGCCGGATTCGGTCATTTACGTCGACGACATGAAGGATGTCGAGTTTGACCGCCCTGGTTCGGTCGGCCAGGAAGCCTTCATCGAGATGGAGCGGCTCAACACCGACTTCGATGAGCTCGCCGGCACTTTCTCCGTCGGCTCAGTGCAGTCGAACGGGCTGATCCACAAGACCGCGACCGGAATACAGGCTGTCTCCGGCTCAGCCAATGCCATGGGCGAGTTCGATCTGAGAGTATGGGTCGAGACCTGGGCCGAGGATTGTCTCCGCCAGGTGATGAAGCTGGAGCAGTATTACGAGGCCGACGAACGGGTGCTGGCGATTGCCGGCGACAAGGCCAAGCTGCGGCAGAAGTTCAACACCGACAAGATCACCGATGCGCTGTTAACGCAACAGGTCACGTTACGGATCAACATCGGCATCGGCGCTTCCGACCCGATGGTCAGGCTGCAGAAGCTCGGCGGCGCCCTGGAGATGCTGACCAAGGTCGCGCCGACGGCGCTGCAAAGACTCAGGCAAGACCCGCTGATCGAAGAGATATTCGGCGTGGCGGGGTACAAGGATGCGGTCGATCGCTTTTTTTATCCCGGTGACGACCACGATCCCAGAATTCAGGACATGGGCCAGCAGCTGCAGCAGCTTGAGGGCCAGCTTCAGGATAAGCAGGCCGACCGCGACAACAAGGTGCAGATCGCCCAGATTGGTGCGGTCAAGGATGTGGTTAACACGCATCTGCAGCACCGGCAGAACTTGGTCGAGAAGCGCGCCGACTTCGCGATGGGCGAGGCGGGTGCCATGCGCGAGCACGCGCAAGAGCAGGAAAATACCGAGGGCGAGCGCAATTTCCAGCGTGAGCAGGGCGAGACCGAGCATGCCCGCCAAGTCGATATGAAGGGCAAGGACGCCCAGGTGCAGGATTATATGGCCAAGAGCCAAGGCGAGCGGCGGGAGGCTTCAGAGCAGCGCCAATTGGTCGCCAAGACGGCAGGCGGTGTGCCCGCCAAGAGCAACAGCAAGCCGCCAGGCGGCGATGTTGCCGATCTCCGGCAACTCCTCGGACTTGGCGGCGGCAATGATGATCAGCTTGTGCAAACCATCATGCAGGGCTTCCAGCAGCTCGCCGAGATGCAGATGCGCAACGACCGGATGATGATGCAGGCGATGGCGAAGATCGCCGAGGGCATTGGGTCAACGGCGGAAGCGGTCGACGCATCGAACCGCGAGATTACTGGGGCCGTCAATCGCATGGGCCGCGAGGTCGTGCAGGCGGTCAAGAACAAGCCAAAAGCCGTGTTCGACTTCGAGCGCGGGGCGGACGGCTTTACCAAGCGCGTCAGGCAGGTGAATTAGCCGCGTATCGCGCCGTCTCGTTGTCCGGCCTCCGCAACCGGATAGTACGTCAACCTTGCGGATCAACTTGGAGAGAACTAAATGTCTAAATATGCAATCAGCAACGGCAATGCCGGTACGCAGCAGGCGCTTACCACCACTTACAAGACCCTGCTCGACATAACTGCGGCGACCGGCGCAACCACACTTCGTCGTGCGTGGATTTATGACATGATGTTCGGCGCCGATGGTACGGCGGCCGATAACGTGGTCGTCTACAAGGCGGATCGGCAGACGAGCACCGGCACGCGAACCGCCGCGACGCCGCCGCCGCTCGATTCCGGCGATGCTGCTGCGCTGATCACCGTTGGCGTCAATACGACGATCGAGGGGATTATTACCGCCGCAACACAGCTTGTCGAAATCGCGGTCAACCAGCGCGCTTCCTATCGCTGGGTGGCAGCGCCCGGCGGCGAACTCGTGGTTCCTGCGACCAACGTTGCTGGTATCGGCCTGCGCGCCAAGTCACCGGCCTACACCGGCACGGCAGTCGCCACAGCGCATCTGATCGAGTAGTCGTCGATCGAGCGTTATCGCGGCACCCTGGAGTTGTTGGCTGCGGTCGATGTCGCCGCCATGGCAGCGTGGATCGCGGCAATCCCGCTCGAGGTATGGCCGCAGCAAAGCCTGCGTCGGTTGAAGCCGGCGATGGTCACGGACAGATCATGGTTTGGCTTTGGCTCTCAAGCGGCGCCCGTTGTCGCCGAAGTCATGAGCTATTTCCCCGGCTGTCGTGACGATCAGTGGACGCTGTCGGCAGTCCTGCCGGGTGACGCAATCGAGCCGCATGTCGATCATCAGGGGCCGCACTGGCTCTGCCGCATTCACGTGCCGCTGATGACCAATCCGCAGTCGCGGTTCATCGTCGGCGGCAAGGCGCATTGCATGGAGGTCAGTCAAGCCTATCGGGTCAATACAGAAGCCACTCATTCCGTCGAGAACGATGGCGAGGGAGCGCGGGTGCATTTCATGGTGGACGTGCTGTGGCCATGAAGGCGATCAGCAAATTTGCCCGCGTTGATGTATCAGCCCTTGCCGCTCAGATTGAGGCTATCCCGATCTCCGAATGGCCCAAGATGGTCGATCCGGATAGTCTCGGCCTTGGGGATGCCGTGCGTGCTGTGGCCGTTGTGCTCAAGAGCCACTTTCCCGGCTGTATTTACTCCGGCATCGGCCTGTTCCTGTTGGTACCCGGCCAGGCGCATCCGGCCCATACCGATGTGCAACCGCCGGAATGGGTAACGCGGGTGCATGTGCCGGTGATCACCAATGACAAGGCAACGGCCACGACCGATGACGGCACGATTCACATGCGCGCTGGTGTTGCCTATCGCTTCGACACCCGCCGGATGCATGCCGTTCGCAATGACGGTGATGCGCCGCGAGTCCATCTGGTCTTTGATATGAGGAAAGCATGACCGATCCCAAAGAGGTGCGCGCATGGCGCGATGCCCATCATAACCTTGAGGTGCCCGATACGGCATTGGCAACGATGGCGCCGTTCGCCTCGCTCTATGCGGTCGATTTCATCACTTATCTGGAAAGCAAGGCGGTCGATCCGGCCGCTGCCGACTTCCTGCGCTCGCTCTTGCGCGAGTTAGTGTGGGCTTACGACAATTGGGCCAAGGCGCAACATGACGGCGATGCGCCGCGTCTGCTTCAGGACATGCTGAACAGCGCCGCTGGCCCCGGCGAGGCCGATAGCCATTATGGTCCGATCAAGCGATTCATCACCGATTACGCCGCAGCGAACGGTATCGTTCTCAAAGCGCCCGGCGCCGCGCAACCCGTATGGGCCGATGCGCTGCTCGATGGAAAGGCTTACGATGCTCCTCAAGCGTGATCGCCCTAGGGCGCAGGGCTACGCCTACCTGACCGAGATCGCGACCGGCAGAATCGTCGCCCAGACCGACACTTATACATGCGCGCATGAGTGCGGCGGGATCATCCATGCGCCGGTCAATCGCAAGTTCGAAGAGGTGGCTGACTTCTGTCGCTGCTGTATGCAGGTCATTTGCGCGCGCTGCGCCGATAAGCGAGTCTGTTCACCACTGATGAAGAAGATTGAGGCGATGGAAGAGGCTTATCACGCCCGGCGGTCTTACGGTGTTTGACTGACATGGCGCTCGTTGATGATATTGCCGTTGCGCGCGCGGCTTGGGAAATCCGATGAATTGGCAGCCGATCAAGAATTTGCCTCTTGATGGATCAAGGGTGCTGTTTTGGTCTAAGGGCTTTTTCTGGGCCGGTGTGGCAACCGAGGAAATGGTTATGCGTGGCACACGCTGGAATTATCAATTCTGGCAGCCAACGCATTGGATGGTGCCTGACCCGCCGCAGGGCTGATCCATGGCCCTGACCATTGTCCAGGCTGGCAGCAATGTCAGCACCACTGACACACTTACGCTCAGCGTCAGCGTCACTGCCGCCGTCGGCACCATGCTGGTGGTCTGCGTTGCGGCGAGCAACGATGCCTCGGGCGGCGGCCCCTCGCTGATTGATGTTACCGACGCGGCGGGTAATACCTACACCTCGCGCGGCATCATCAACTACGATCCGGGCGCGACCTCGGCCGGCTCGACTCTAGGCATCTTTACCGCACCGATCACTAGCGCCCTATCGGCGGCCAACGTCACGGCGAATTTTAACCCGCTGACGATACAGACGGCGATGGTCATCCACAAGGTGACGCCGGCGGCGGGCCAGACGGTGACCTTCCGGGCGCAGGGAGCGGGCGCCACCGGCAACGCCACCTCTTATTCGATCACCGCTTCGGCGGTGGCCTCGGGCGATACGATCTTCGGCGCGGCGGCGATCGAGACTGACGACACTGTCACTGCCGATAGCGATACGACCAATGGCAGCTGGTCGGCGCAGTATCTGGCTCTTGCCGATGGCGGCGCCGATGCCTCGACCGAGACCATCGTTGCCCAGTACAAGACGACGACCGGGGCCGGCGATCAGACTTATGATCCGACCACGGTAACGGGCCGTGATGCGGCGTGGAACTGGATCACCATTTATGAGGCGGCGTCGGAAACGATTACCGTCGACAAATGGTATCCGCCGCTTGTTGATCCGGTCCGCATCAAGCCGCGACTGGCGACGGCGGCGCAACAGGCGGCGTGGTTCGTTCAGGCCGCGCCCTTCGCCGAAGCGACGACGGTCGATCGCTGGTTTTCGCCGTTTGCGCTGCCCGTCCGCACGAAGGCCAGGGCGGCCGAATATCGCCAGCCGGATTACTACCCGTTCCCGATATTCGTTGCGGAAGAAGTCACCGTTGACAAATGGTATCAGCGGCTTCAGCAACCGCATCCGGCCAAGCGGCCATTGCGCGCCGGTGCGCAACAGTTTCTCGTGTTCTATAGCGAGCCCGTCATTTCCATTTCGTGGTTCAAGGGGCTTGAGGAACCCGTAAGAACCAAGCCACGCCTGAGAGAGGCGCTGCAGCAGCATTCGGCCTTCGTCAAAACCGATCCGTTTCCGGAAGCTGTCTCGATCGATCGATGGCAGCAGCCGTTCTCTGAACCTGTTCGCGTCAAGCGCCGAACGGCGGATTTCCCATATCTGGCGTTCGTCAAGGCCGATCCCTTCCCGGAATCGGTCACGGTCGATCGCTGGCTGCTGGGTTTAAGCGAGCCTGTTCGGTGCGTTAGGCGCACCGCCGACTATCCGGCGCTGACGTTCTACCCGCTGCCATTCGTTCCGTGGGACTGGCGTGTCCCGCTCAGCGAGCCAACGCGGCGCCAACCGCGCACGACAGACTTCCCGGCGCTGTGGTTGGTCAAAGCGGCGCCCTTTGAAGAGACGACAACGGTCGATCGCTATTGGCAACCGTTGTCGGAGCCGCGCGGTCGGCGCTTCCCGGCTTCGCAGCAACAGGCGCTCGCTTGGTCGGACTTCACGCCGGCATCTACCGAGAACGTTACGCTCGACAAATGGTTCGCGCCGCTGGCGGAGCCGATCCGCGTCAGGGCACGGCTTGCGACCGCCTCGCAGCAAGCGGCGTGGTTCGTCAAGGCGGACCCGTTTGCCGAGACCGTCAGCATTGATCGCTGGCTGCGGCCGCTCTCGGAGCCAGTGCGAAGACGTCCAGGGCTCAGCGAAGGACTACAGCAGTTCTTCACGCTGCATCCGGCGCCGATCATCGTCCCACCTGAGCCGGAAATCGTTCCCGGCGGTGACGATAGGTACGAGGGCCGCAGGAAGCGCTTGCTGTGGTGGCAGTCCGACCCGATGCGCAAGCGCCGCCGCCGCAAAGTACTCGAAGCCAAAGTCGCCGAGGCGATCGAGACCGCCAGGAATATCGATCCCGACAAGGCGGAGCGCCTAGCCAAACTCACTGCCAAGCAGCATGCCGACCGCATGCTCGCCGAGCGCACTTTCGAGCAGATCGCCCGCGACATCGAAACCGTCGGCGATCTTCTCGACACCCTGTGGCGGCAGACGATCGAGCGCGACGACGAGCGCATCATTCTTGAGGTTCTGCAGAGCCTCGACTGAGGGGAAATATGCAAAGGGACAGTGATTTCTACTTGTCGCCCGAAGGGGTCGACGAGGACGACGCCCGTGCGCTCGCCAATGGGCAGATCGTCACCGAGGCGATTAACACCACAAATTCTGCCATCAACGTGATGCTGGACTGCGCGCGCCGCGACTATCTCGCCGCACTGCGTGGCCTCATCGATGTCGACCTGAAAACCACAGACGGCATCGCAACCGCGCTAAAGCTGCAAGCCGAAGCGCAACGCTATCTCGACCTTATCCAATGGATACGAAACATCGCCACTCAGCATGACGTGGCGCTCGCGAAATCTCGGGGCGAGACGCTAGAAGAAGGAAATCCTTACTGATGACCAAGGAGAAAACCACTCCGAAGCCAGCCGACGAGGCGCAGGACGCCATCGTCGAGAACGACCCCGGCGAAGCCGAACGCACCCTTGCCGCCGACCAGCAGCAGGACGAAGGCGGCAAGAAGCCGGAGAGTGATGAGGGCGAGTCAAAAGCGCCTGAGTATTTCAAGGACGAAGCGCGCGAAGCCATTTTTGCCAATGCCAAGAAGACATCGACGCGCCGTTCGGTCGGCACCTATCAGGGCACCGACCAGCCTGCGCGGGCCTTTCCCAAACAGGATGATGATCAGGCTGCGGTCGAGGCAGCCGAAACCTTAGCCGACGCCCCGGAGCGGAAAACCACCGCAGAACCGACGCGCGTCAGTGACGAGGACCTCGACAAGCTCGTGCCGGTCACTGTCTTTGGCAAAACAGTGTGGAAACCGCTGCGCGAGCTACAAGCCAATGCTCAGATGTACGATGCCGCCGATGTCCGACTCAACCAGGTCAAGGAACTGGCGGATCGTGTCGAGCGCGTGCGTGATGACCTCACAGCGAAGACATCGACGCCCGCAACAGAATCTGGACAGTCGAAAGAGCGCCAAGACGATCAAGACCAGATCGATCTCCGCGATGTCGTCGACAAGATCCAGACCGGGACACCCGAGGAAGGTGCGAAAGCACTGGAGGGATTGCTCGCCCGCACCAAGGGAGCCGAGCAATTGAGCCCGCAGCAGATCGCGCAGATCGCGAGGGCGACCGTCGAGGAAGCCGAGACCAACAAGGGCCTCGTGCAATTCTCTGAATCGGTCAGCCACGATTTCATCGAGGACGAAAACCTGCAGCACATGATGCAGGGTGTCGCCCGCCGTGAAATGCTGAAAGACCTCGAAGCCATCCTGCCGAAGGAGCATTTGGACAAGCTCGAACAGATGGGCCGGTCCGATCCGAGGTTCGTGCGCACGGTTCATGCACGCGCCAGGCAGATGTATCCGGGGAGACTGCGCGACGATGTGGCCCTGATGCAGGCATCGCATAGCGAAGCCTCGCAGATTCTCGGCCGCAAAACGAATACCGGGACGACTGCAACGCGCACTCCTGCGCCGCCCGCTTCCAGTGTCAGACCAGCACCGGAATTGCGCGCTCGCCAGGAAGTGAAGCGGCAGATTGTCCAATCACCGGCCCGACGCACCGCGCCGGCCGCACAGACCGATGCAAGACCCGTCTCTCAGGAGGAACGACGTTCCCAACGAGTGGCGGAGATACGCAAGGCACGCGGCCAGCCCATGTAGCTGAGGGCCATTCCCTCAACTTTTCTAAAATATCGGAGTAACGCTCCATGAGCGCACTCAATTGGGAAATCCCCGCTGAGGGCGGCTATCTGTATGCGGACGAGCTTTCTGACATTCTCCGCATTCAGGTGCAGCCGCTTACAAAGTTTCGCCAATTTTGCGATGCCGAAGATGGGTCGCAAAAAGGCTTAGGCCGCGGCGAATTGTTCGTCTGGGACGTGGTCGGAGATGTCGCCCGTCAGGGCTGGCAGCTCGCCGAAGATCAGCCGATGCCGGAGACCAACTTCACGGTCGCCCAGCGTTCGCTGACCGTCACGGAATATGGGCAAAGTGTGCCCTATACCGGCAAGCTCGAGAACCTCGCCCGTCACAAAGTCGTGTCGATCATCGACAAGGCTTTGAAGCATGACGCACGCAAGGCTTTCGACAAGGCGGCGTTCCTGCAGTTCAAGAACTGCGTGACGCGCTTCAACGCCACCTCCGGCACTTCGACCACCGCGATCACCGTGACCACCAACTCGGCTACCACCGTGACGAACGACGTTGCGATGGGCACCGGGCACGTCAAGGCGATCTCGGATTATATGAAGGAGGCAAATGTACCCCCATACGAGGGCGACTCGTACATGTGCATTTCGCACCCGACGACCTATCGCACCTTCAAAAATCAGCTCGAGTCTATTCACCAGTACACCCAGTCTGGGCTTGAGATGATCCGTTACGGCGAGATCGGTCGCTATGAGGATGTTCGCTTCATCGAGCAGAACCTCATCCCGAAGGGCGGGGCGAACGATTCCACCACCTACGACGCCATCAACGGTGTCGCCGATGCGTGGAACAATGCCGATTCCTCATGGGGATTTTTCTTTGGTGCCGACACAGTCACCGAGGCGATCTGCATTCCTGAGGAAATCCGCGCCAAGGTGCCGGGCGACTATGGCCGCAGCCGCGGCATCGCCTGGTATTATTTGGGGGGGTTTGGACTTGTGCACACTGACGCCGTGAATTCCCGTGTTTACATGTGGGATTCAGCCGCGTAAACCACTGAGAGTGCTTGACTTTACTCTAGCCCAACTGTAGTAATGAGTTATGCGGTTCGTTCTAGAGAATGAAGATTTGCAGCATAGGATTCGCGGTCGTTACGCCGTTGATCCTGTGACGGGCTGTTGGAATTGGCTGGCCTCCATCCAGGCTATGCCTTGTGCAAAGTAAGTGCCGTTGGTGAGCTCTATGCCCATCGTGTCTCCTACCGCGCATTCAAGGGCAACATCCCGACCGGCATGAAGGTCTGCCATGCCTGCGACAATCGCAGGTGCGTGAACCCAGAGCATCTCTTTCTGGGGACGACTTTGGACAACTCGCATGATGCGAGGTCAAAGGGCAGACACCAGCACGGTGAAAAGAGCGTGCGAGCCAAACTAACTGAGGCTGATGTCGTCGAAATTCTACGTCTGTACAAGATGGAGGGTTGGACGGCGAAGGCCTTGGCGGCACGGTTCGGCGTCACCGACAGCACGGTGCAGCATATCTACTATGGCACTCGCTGGGCGCACATGAGGCGCAGGTAAAGTCAACATCCTTGGCTTTTCATCCATCGCCCCAGCCTAACCCGCTGGGGCTTTTCATTCAGAAAAGGAGTTTTGGTCATGTCTTACGACAAGCCAAATCGCATTAAATACACCTCAGGCGACGTCCTCGACTTTGGCACTGCCGGTGAGGTCTATACCTTCAAAGGCCCGAAGGGCAAGAAAGGCCGCATCTGGGATTACGGGGTCGAGGCAATCCTCGAGACCTTCAACAGCGTTACCACGGCGGCCCTTGTCTCAGTTGGTTCGGTGGCCGACCCTGATCTCTATGGCGATGAATTCGATGTGGAGGATGCGGCGGTCGATACCGGCACCGTGTCACTGCGCACCCGGTTCACCGCAGCGGAGATCGAGGCTGGCGCCACCGCCAATACGGCGGGCATGCTGCTGGACCCCAATTTGCCAGCGGATACCATCTTTGCTCTGCATTGCGTGGCGCCTACCGGCGGCACGCCGACCGGCATGGCGGTGGCCTTCGTCATCGTCGATTGGGACGACTAACAGAGAGAGCGGCGGACAATCGCCGCTTTCCATTTCAACGCAAAGGAGACCCGCATGGGCCGCAATATCCCAAACTGCGATCTGAAAATCCGCGCCGAGCAAGTTCAGCCGGAAGGTGATGGTCGCAAGATCAATCGAGGCAGCATGGCGCGTGAGGGCTACGAATGCCTCGACAGCAACGATCCCGAATACGATCTTGATCGGCGCGGGATCGCTGAGCCGGTGTCGGTGAGACCCCGCCGCTGGCCTCGGAACGAGTATTAACCCTTAAAATCGCAAAGGAGTACGCGATGGAACCCAAAATGAAAGGCAACGGCTCGGGCCAGGTCGACAAGAAAGTCGGCAATGGCACGACCATCCGCGAGGCGTTTGGCCAGGATCATTCCGACGTGCATGTGAAAAACACGCGCGGCAAGGACATGGGCGGTAGCGTCACGGATTTGAGCCACTCCCTGACTGGCACATCCGCCAAGCAGGATCACGACTAGAAACTCACGCTTGCGGCTTAGGCGCGTAAGCATTGAGCCGTGCATGAACCAACTTTCAGGGTTGGGCAGTTGCACGGCTCTTTCATTTCAAGAGGGAATTCATGGTAAAAATGCTCAATCGGAAACGCACCGACATCGGCATCGTGTTTCCGCCGCACCAGAACCGCCACTTTGAGGTGGATGACCAGTTCTATGATGCCGATGGCTATCCGATCGACGCCAAAAGCGGCAAGCGGCTGGAGGTCGAACAGGTCTCCGTGCCACAGGTGCAGGCTAAGGCCAAGAAGGGCAAGAAGGTTTTTGCCGAACCCGACGATGATCCCGACGCCATCCTTGATGCGCCGATCAATCTCAAAGCTTGGGCGAAGGGCGACGAGAAGCATCCGTGGCACGCCGTGCAGGCGCAGTTCCAGCGCGAATATGCTGTCGCGCCGGCGAACAAAACCGAAGCCTATGAAATCCTGAAGGTGAACAAGAAGGTCGGTCTCGCCGGCGTTCCGCAGGTGAAGAAGGGCGCAACAGAGACGGAGCAGGACGCCGTCTAAATGGACTACACAACCCTCGTCGCGGCAAAGACTACCGAAGGCTCGATCAAGAACATGATCAACTTCTCGGACCTACCTGTCGAGGTCATCCTCACCAACGCGCAATCGCTAATGTTCTCATTCCTGCGCGTGCGCGAGATGAAGGAGCGAACGACCGACTCTTTCACGACAGGCGACACCACCGACACCCTGCCGACAGGTTTCCTTGAGCCGGTCGGCAACCAAATTGAGTTCACCGGCGAATGGCAGGGGAGCAGCATCGTGATTCTGCCCGAGGAGGAATACGAGCAGTCACGCATCTACGACCCGGATAACTTGACGCTTCTGTTGGAGACGACGCCCACGGCCTGTGCGCTTACCGGCACGCAGATTCTGCTCAATGCCCGCTGTGACCAGACCTACAACTATGCTCTCTGGCACTACAAATCGCCGACGGTTCTCTCCAGCACCAACACGACCAATTGGGTCACCAACCGCTATCCGCATGTGCTGACCAATTTCCTCAGGCATTTCGCCTTCAAGCACCGGCAGTCCGATCAGCGTGCGGTCGCCGAGCTCAAGGAGGGCATGGCCTACATTGAGCAGATCAACAGAGAGCACGATTATGTCAAAGCTTCGTACACCTATTCGCACCACTGGGAACGCTGAGTCATGACCGATACGACCCGTAATCTCTTCAACAAGATGACAACGGGAAGTAACAATAATACATGGGGCACGGAGGGGAACACTAATCTCGACGAGATCGACGCCTCGCTCGACGGACTTGAGGCCAGTGTCTCGGTCACCGCGGCCGATGTCACGCTCACCGACGACCAGCAGCGCAAGCGCATCATCACCACCACCGGCACGCTCACCGGTAACCGCGCGATCATCGTCGCGGCGCGGGAAAAGAACTGGCGCATCTATAACGGCTGTGCTGGCGCTTTTACGCTGACGGTCAAAGTCTCCGGCCAGACCGGCGTCGTCATCCCGCAAGGCACTTGGCAGAAAATCTACTGCAACGCCACCGATGTCTTCTTCGCCCAGAGCCAGGATGCCTCGACCACCAATGTCCTGACCGGCACCTCGATCGCCACCCGCGTCACCCCGGATGCCTTGGCGTCACTGTGGGAAAGAAACACCACCGACATCACCGACGGAGCGGCGATCACCATCGGCGATGGGGGTTCGTTCAATCTCATCACCTCGACCACGGCAATTACTTCGTTTTCGATCACCACCGACAAGTCGGGGCGCAAGTTCCGGGTGCGCTTCGATACTGCCCGCACACTAACCCACAATGCGACATCACTGATCCTGCCCGGCGGGGCCAATATCACCACCGCGGCGGGCGACATCTGCGAAGTGGAGAGCCTCGGCTCCGGCAATGTGCGGGTGAACTGGTATACCAAGGCCGACGGTACGCCAGTTGTCGGCGGGGCGAATGCTTCTGCCACGGTGCGCGGCATTGTCGAGCTATCCACTGCGGCGGAATTCCGCAATGACACGGCGGATCGGGCACTCACCGGCGAGATTGTGTGGGATGCCGCTGCAGAAGTGACGCTTACCGATGGTGCGACCATCGCCGTCGACATGGCGACCTTCATCAATGCCATCGTCACGCTCGGCGGCAATCGAACATTGGGCCAGCCCTCCAATACCAAAGTCGGGCAATCGGGGTGCATCCGCATCGTGCAGGACGGCACCGGCTCACGCACACTTGCCTATCATGCCGACTGGAAATTTGCCGGCGGCACCGATCCGGTTCTCACCACGACGGCGTCCGCCATAGATCTGCTATTCTATCAAGTCATCGCAGCGAATGTGATTTACGCCAATCTGGTGAAGGCGATCGCCTAATGCTGCCGGGGATCGGAGGCTGCATTGGCGGAGCGGCGCCAAACTATCTGCGCTATGACCTCATCACCATACTCGGCTCGCTTGGCTTAACCACCAACCTCAAACTTTGTCTCGATGCCGGTGACGCTAACTCTTATACGAGCGGCCAATCATGGCTCGACACCTCAGGAAATGGGTATGATTTCTTTCGCGGTTCGTCCTCCTCTTCGCAATCGTCTGACCCGACTTTTAACGGCTCAGTAGGAGCGAAAACGGCATCCGAATATTGGTCCTTTGATGGTGGCGACTTCTTCACCTACGACACCACCAATGAAACGTGGATGCAGAATCTGCATAAGGACAATGCTGTCTTCACCATTGTCGCTTGGGTGTATATTGCAAACTTCAACTCAGATCAGCCCATCTGGAGCACAGTGCGGCTTGCCAGCAATATAGGGTCTCGGCTCTATATTAACGATACAGGCAACCAGCCCACATGGTACGTCAGTAATGGCACTGACGATGTTGCCCTGTTCAGCGCTGGCACCAACACATTTACCGCTGGTAGATGGAATTTTGTCGGCCTTTCGCTCACTGAAGCGACAGGTGCTGACGGCGCTTTATGGAACGTCAATGGAACTGCCGCTACCGACACGTCAACCTATACCTCTCCATCAGCTTCCAGCGCTGGTAATACTGCTACGCTTGGACATAACAGTAGCGCTTTGTTTTTTGAGTCAGGTACTCGTCTCGCCCAGATCGCCATGTGGGAAGGAACGGCGCTGACGGCACAGAACCTTGCGGACATCTTCACCGTTACGCGCGGGCGGTTTGGTGTCTAGTTGGGAATGAACATTAGCCCGTCGGTGATCTTGTAGGGCTCACCCTTCTTCATCTTGGTGGCCTTGCAGGTGGCCTTTTTGACTGGGCGGTTATCCTCGATGACCATTTCGGCCATATGTAGCCGACAGCTCCGCAGCGACTCGTAAACCATGTGGGTCTTGTCCGGTTGCTGACCGTCGCCCCACAGGATCAGAAGAACGTAAATGGTGACCACGACATCTCTCCGTTAATTCCCCGGTCGCGATAGCCGATGAATGGTTCGCATGACCGCACAACATAGTCGCGACGAAGCACATTTGCAAATCCGATGGAGCGTCGTCATCTTCTGTTTCGGCATCATTCTCTGCGGGCTGAAGTTTCCATTCAACTGGTTATTCGCCGATGCCAGATTCAGGGATATCCAGAGGATCGGCAGCTTCGGCCTTTATGATGGGCTCGAACTGCAGGATGCCTGGCGCCGCATTCGTGATCCTGGCCGCTCGCTGCACGACATCACAAATCTTGTGGTGGAATTTAACAGGCGTTGGTTACCCGTCAGCACGAAATTCCTCTGTGCTCTGATCGTGTGGCCGAATCTTATCTATCTCGTTCTCATTGTTATTTTCTGACGGAGACCAGCCATGTTGTTTGATCAAGCCGGCATCCCTGTTACGGCAAAATTGCGGGAGGTGACGGTCACCCCGACCGTGCTCAACAACGATGCTTATGATTCCGGCGACGTACTGTTTGACTCAACCCTCGTCGCCAATGCCTGCCGCGACAATGACGAGCCATGCTGGCTCGACAGCATGACCATTCAGGACAAGGACGACCAAGCGGCGGCGGCATGGACTCTGTTCTTCCTCAGCGCCAACACCTCGCTCGGCACCAAGGATGCCGCCCCCTCGATCTCCGATCCCAATGCCGCGACTGCCAAGTTGATGATGTATCCGGTCGCCGTCGCCGATTGGTTCGATTACGGGGCGGGCAAACTCGCTCATCTCAGAAGCATCAACCTCCCCATCATCCCCGTCTCCGGCACCCGCGACATCTATGTCGCCGCTACGGTTACCGGCACGCCAACGCAGACAACGGGCGGCATCGTCTGCCGCCTCATCTTCAAAGACCCGTCGTGATGCGCAAATACAGCGGACTTGTCATTCTTGTGCTCCTGAGCCTGCCAGCCGCGGCCTCGCCACCGGAATTTGCCAGTAGGACACAGCAGCCATCATATTATTATTCCATAACGCTCGAGCAGCTCTACGCGATGATTGTTGAGATGGACCGCCGCTATGAACAGCGGTTCAACGCTCAGGACAAAGCGGTGGCAGCAGCGCTCGATTCTGCCAAGGAGGCGGTGCTCAAGGCGGAAGTAGCAAGCGAGAAACGCTTTGAGAGCATAAACGAATTTCGCGGACAACTCAGGGATCAGCAACAGACATTCGTGACACGGGATGAAGTTGCGATCCGCTTCAGGGCAGTAGAAGACAGGGTGCAGCGGCTTGATGAGATGGCGTTGAAAAATCAGGCACGACTGGAAGGTTTTAATTGGCTGTGGGGGATAGCCGGCACGGCCTTTGGCATGCTAGTCGCCGGATTCACCGTTTACAGCGCCATTCGCAATGCCGGGACCGTAAAATGATGGCCGGTGATGGGCGCTGATCATGGCCGAACCGCGCAAGGTTCCGATCAAGATCGCCGCCTCGGGGTTCTGGAAAGACGCAACCCCGTATGAAGCCAAGGGCCGCTATATCGACGGCGACCATATCAGGTTTCACGACGGCCAGGCGCAGAAGATCGGCGGCAATGTTGCGCTGAATAATTCCTCTAATCTGTTCTTGGGCCGCTGCCGGTCGCTCTTGCCCTATCAGGACTTCAGCTACAACATCTGGGTCATCACCGGCACCCACATCCGCCTCTATCAGTTCGACATTGACTATGCACTGACCAACATCACGCCGCTTGCGGGGTCGGGGCAGCTTACCAATCCGTTCTCGACGACGAACCTGTCGACGACGGTCAATGTCAACGACGTCAGCCATACCCGTGTCGTCGGCGATTATGTGAATTTCGCCAATGCCACGGCGGTCGGCGGCATTACCATCGATGGCGAGTACCAGGTCCAGAGCATCGTCGATAGCAACAATTACACCATCACTCATTCCTCTGCCGCAACTTCGACGGCGGGGCCTGGCGGCGGCACGGTCGATTATGAGTACGAACTTTCCGCCGGCAACATCACCGTGTCCTTGGGCGGCGGCTATGGCATCGGGCCTTATGGCGAGGGCACCTACGGCACCGAGCGGGCGAGCTTCACCTATCTGACCTTCCCGCGCGTCTGGCATCTCGACAAATACGGCGAGAACATTCTGGCCCTCCCCACCGGCGGCACCGTCTATCAGTGGGACCCTGACACGCCGACGACTAGGGCGGTGGCGGTCGCCAATGCCCCGACCGGCGAATCGATGTTCGTCACCTCCGAACGTGTGGTCACTGTTTTGGGCGCCGACGGCGATCTCATGCTGGTGAAATGGTGCGATGACGACGACATCACCCTGTGGACCCCGGCCGATGACAATATCGCCAATTTCAGAAGACTGCAGGACGGCAACCGCCTGGTCGGCGGCGGGCGTCTGGCGCAGAAGGTCAACCTGATCTGGTCGGACACGGCCCTCTATCTGCATCAGTTCACCGGCCAGTCGAACGTCTACGACACCCGCCATATCGCGACGGGGTGCGGATTGATCGGCTCGAAGGCGTGGGTCGTGGTCGACGGTGTCGCCTACTGGTGGTCGTCCGGCGCATTCAAGATGTTTGCCGGCGGCCAGGTTCTCGACATCCCGCGCCAGGATGAGATCGACCAGGATGTATTCGACAATCTGACCGATAATCTCGGGCCGCTCGTTGCCTGCTGGTACAACAATGAATTCAACGAGGTCTGGTGGCTCTATCCACGCGATGGGGCCGAGGAGAACTCGCATTATGTTACCGTCAACCTCAATGACTTCGGCTGGGTCACCGGTACGATGGCGCGCACCGCCTTCGCGGTGAAGTTCTCGATCATGAATACCTATTACGCCACCGATATCGACGGCTATCTCTACCAGCACGAAACCGGGGTGAACGACAATGGCGCCGAACTCAACTGGTCGCTGGAGACCGGGCTCACCGATGTCGACAAGGGCAATATGAGCATGAATGTCTGGGGCTATATTCCCGACTTCAAGCGCCAGACCGGCGATGTCGCCATGACGCTCACCGCCTACGATGAGCCGCAGGCGAGCGGAGCCACCGAGACCAAGGAGATCACCGTCGAGGAAGGCTTGACAATCGAGGACTTCTGCATGGCGGGGCGCATGCTGAAACTCACTTTTGAAGGTTCGGGTGTCGATTGCGACATCAGGTTCGGCAACCCGTCGCTTGAAGTGTCGGACGCCGGCGAGCTGCGCTGATGCCGTTCAAGCGCCCGCTGTTCCTCGGCAAGCCGGCGCCGGGACAGGACAAGCACGCGTTCGCCCAGGATGCGCTGGAGAAGATCGCCGAATGGTCGCATGAGCAGGAGGAGTTCGAGGTCACCGCCAATATCGACATGGCGGGGTTCTTCCTCCTATTCCCTGATTCTACCGGCATCAAGGATGAAAACGGCAACGAGCAACTGATCTTCCAGACCACCGCGACGGCGGTGAACTACTGGGAGATGACCAATTCCGCCGCCAATGGCGTGCAGCGCCTGGCGGCTCAGGGCGATGATGCCAATATCGCCGTGACGATCGCGTCCAAGGGAACCGACCCAATCAATTTAGAGGTCAACGGCAACATCGAGGCTTCGCTCGATGCGGCGAATTTCAAGCCCGGGGCCAATGACGGCAACGCGCTCGGCGTCTCGGGCACGGCCTGGGCCGATCTGTTCCTCGCTTCCGGCGGGGTCATCAACTGGAATGCCGGCAATGCCACGCTTACCCACTCGGCGGGCCTGCTGACATCGAATGTCGACATCGCGGTGCCGGACGAAGCCTATGACGCGACGAACTGGAACGGCTCGCTCGAAGTTCCGACCAAGAATGCGATCAGGGACAAGCTGGAAAGCCTGCCCGAGGCCGGCTATCCGCCCGGCCATATCTTCGGCCTGACGCTGTCCAACGCCGCCGATGCCAACAACGACATCACTATCGCTGCCGGATCGGCGCGCGATGAGGACGACACCGAGAACATGGCGCTCGCCGCTTCGATCACCAAGCAGCTCGACGCGGCATGGGCGGTGGGCACAAACGCTGGCGGCTTGAACACCGGCGCCGAGGCGATCTCGACGTGGTACGAGGTCATTCTCATTAAGCGCACCGACACCGATGTCGTCGATGTGATGTTCTCGACCACCGCCAACCGCACCACGCTGCCGACCAGCTACGACAAGAAGCGGCGCATCGGCTGGATCAGGAATGACGATTCGTCCAACATTCTGGCGTTCACCCAGGTTGACGATCATTTCACCCTGACGACGCAGATCAACGATGCTTCTGTTGCGATGACCACTACGGCGGCGCAGATAACGCTGACTGTGCCGCCCAATACGATTGCCCGATTTAGAGCGACCGGTCAGGGCGATACTGCCGGGACGGCGACCAACGAATATATAGTTTTGAGCGAGGTGGTCGAAGGCAATGTGACGCCTTCCTTGACGACCGGCATCGCATCATTAGGCGCTTTTGAAATCGCCGCTGGTGTCGCGACCGGCTCAGCTGGGCATTTTGAATTGCGCGTCAATGGCAGTTCACAAATCGAGCATGACAGCACCGCCGCCGAAGGCACATTCGACATCTCGACCTATGGCTGGATTGATCTTCGCAGAAGGCTATCGGCGACATGAGATTTGTCCAGCGCGATCCGGCTTCCAACAAGATCATCGGGCATTTCGCCAATCCGCAGCCTTACGCGCAGGAAGAACTGGCCGACGATCACCCGGATATTCTGGCTTACAAAGCAGAGAGAGAAGCAGCCAAGATTCTCACTCCCGCGCAATTGATCGATAAAAACTTTGTTCGCAACCCCATGTTTCGCGGCCTGATCCGCGTCTTGGCGCAGCGTTTCAACATCACACCGCAGCAACTCATCGACGCCATCAAGGCGCAGGCGGATTCTTAGGAGCAGAACAATGAACCCAAACCTCCTTGCCATCATCCAGCGCATCCTCGGCCAAGCGCCGCAGCAGGCGCAGAACCCGTTGCAGGCCATCCTCGCTCGCTTTCAAAACCGTATGCCGGGCGCCGGGATGCCGTCTGGCATGGGCGGTGGTTGGGGACAATCACCGGAAATGCAGACGTGGCGGCAGACTCGACCCATGCGTCCAGATGCGGGCTTCGCCACACCGCAAGACCGCATGGCGTTTCGCGATGCCCGCCAAGACTGGCGTGAGGCGCGCCCGCTGCGCCCAGCCACCGCGACCACACCGCCCGCAACTACGCCCCCTGCCATGACGCCTCCTGTGACCCCGCCCGAAGGCGGGGTTCCTGTTTCGCAGCCCAACCCGCAGGGCAATGCCTACGGCCAGCGCTTCTTCCAGCAATACGGCATCCACCCCGGCGGCAATCAGGAACAGTTTCAGGCGTTCAAGGCGGCCAATCCGGTGAAGGGGCCGACAAATGTATGACGGTGGTGATGGGTGGAGCGGTACGCACACGGGCGAGACGCCGCGCCCGTCGCTCATCGAACTCATCAATCAGATCCTCGGCGGCTCGGGCGGCATCATGCCGCCGTCGAAGACCAAGGGCAGCGACTTCTACAAGTGGCTGCAGAATTTGTTCAAGACCGGCACCACCGGCGGCGCGACTATACCGCCGTCGACCACGCCGCCGACCGATCTGCAGGGCATTCTCTCGCAACTCATGAAAAACTCCGGCAAGGCCGGAGCGCCGATCTCATCGATGGGCGCCGTGGTCTCGCCGATGCTGACCTCGCCGGGCTTCGATCCCTACACCTACGGCCAGACCTCGGGCGAGGCGACTTTCTATCACCAGACGCCGCAGAATACGATCGCGCCGATCGCGGCGTTGCCCGGTCTCGGCGCGCCGCCTCCGGCGAGTACCGTGACCGACAAAAAGAAGAAGGATTGAAGCCATGGCGAACCTGTTCGACTGGCTGTTCGAGCCGACGAAGTCGACATCGTCCTCGACGACCTCGCTGCCGGAATGGGTCACCAATGCCGGCAAGAGCAATTACGCGCTCGCCACCGGCATCGCCCAGCGACCCTATCAGGCCTATGGCGCGCCGCGCGTTGCCGGCTTCTCGCCCGACCAGACCTCCGCCATGGGCGCACTCAGAACGGCAACGCCGCGCGCCCTGACGCTGCCTGCAGGGGGCTATCGCCCGCCCAGACTTATCGACAACATCCCCGGCGGCGAAGGCCCAGGCGGCATATCGGATTACGAGAACCCCTACACCGAGAACGTCATCAACCGCGGTATCGCCAAGATGCGCGAGGCGGCGAACATCGGCCAGCAGAACATCAACAATCGCCAGCATATGTCGGAGAGCTTCGGCGATGCCCGGCATGGGCTCGAAGCCGAGGAATTGGAGCGCGATCTGATCAAGGAGATCGGCGACTTCTCCGGTCAGCAATACGCACAAGGCTACGACACCGCCCAGCAGCTCCGAGAATCCGATATCGAGCGGCTGATGCGCTCGCAGGACCTCGCCCGCGCCGACCAGTCCGATCTTTTGACCTGGATCGACGCCATGTTCCGCTCCGGCTCCAACCAGCAGGAGTTGACGCAGAAATCTCTCTCCACCGCCTATGCGGATTTCCTCAGGCAGCAGAACTACCCAAAGGAAATGCTCGATGTCCTGACTGCGGCGCTCACCGGCACGCCGTCGAACGTCACCAAGACGACGGAGGAACCCGGCCCGTCGAACGCCGCGAGCATTCTGTCGACCATCGGTTCTGTTCTCGGCGCGATCATCTAAAGGCAAGGCGATGCCGACCGGCACACAGAAAACTAACGTCGGCACGACGGGACAAACGGGGATTCACTCGACCACGGTTTCCAACGTCTCCAGTCAGTATAGCGGCACTAAAAGCACGCCTGCCTCGCCTGGACTGGCGACACCGGCCGGCTCGGGTGGCGGTAAGACTTCCGGTCCGGCGCCGTCGGCCTCGACCGGCAAGGGCGAGAGCGGCCGCGAAGCGGGACCGGCAGGCCCCGGCGCTGGACCGGGTTCGGAAAAGGCAGGCAGTAAAGCCCCCGATACCGCCAAGGCATCGCCATCGCCGTCAAAAGCTGCGGGCGGCGGCAATAGTCTCAAATCCGAAACTGCGGTTTCCAAAGAGGTCTCCGACAAGGCAGCGCAGGCCCGCGCCGCCGCCGATCATGTGCTGGCGATCTCGCGCGGTCCCGGCATCCTCGGCCAGACAACGCCCGGCATACAGGCCCCTAGCGCCGAAACCATCGCCAATCTGAAGCGCGAGCAGACAGGAACTCCGCCGCAGACCTTCGCGCAGCCGCGCGGTATCTTGGGTACCGGCGTCTCACTGAAAGAGGTCCCCAGAAATCCGCTGCGCGATGCAACGCTTTTTAAGATGGACCCTGATGTTAAGGCAGGATTCGAGGCGGGTAAGATCAATGTGCCGAGCATCAGTTCACTGGTCAATCTGGCAAAGGCGTGGAAGGCGGAAACCGGTTTGCCGCTGCACCTCACCGAGGGCTACGCCCCTGAGGGCCATGTTTCGAAGTCGCAACATAAGCTAGGCACGGCTTTTGATCTTGCGGTTGGGACAGATGATCCCACAAAAGTCGACCGGTTCATGGAACTGGCGGCTGAGAACGGGTTTCGCGGGCGCGGTGTCTACAGTGCGCCCGAAAAAGGCATAATGAACCCACGAGGCCTTGGCTGGGTGCATATCGACACGCGCGCCGAACCAACGGCTTGGGGGCCGGACCTCACCAGCAAATCAATTCCAGATTTCTTTAAGAGTTCTGCTTACCGTCCCGGTGTCACGCAGCCCATGGATCGCACGGGGTTGGCGTCTGTACAGCCTGCTTCCGGTCCGGCTACCGTCGCCTCAAATGTCGGTTCGCCAGTTGATCGCGCCATCAAGTCGATCTTGGGCGATGTCATCGGACCGAGCGAACCCAGCCTGCATCAGGATTTCGCCAGCAACGACATGCGTTCGCTGCTCAGCCCTGCGCCATCGGCGCCCGCGCCGCCGTCCGCAGCGAAGATCGCCGCCGATGAAGCCGCTGCCGCCCGGCGCGGTCTTGAACCCGCCGCCGGACCAATCGGCGGCATGCTGACTGCCTCTGCTGAACCACCGGCACCCACTCCGCGCTCAGAGATTGTCGGCTGGAATCCGCGCACAGTCAGTTCTTCTATCGGGGATGTCATCACCGAATTGCAGCGTAAGCAGGGGACTTTTGTTCCACGTGGAACAGAGCCGCAAACTACGCCGACCCCCTCGCCGGAAGATCAGATCGCCGCCAGTCAAGAGCGGCAATTGGCGATGCAGCAGCAGGCGCACTTGCTGCAGGAGCGCATGGACCGAATGCGGGCACTCATCGGCAATGCACCGCAGCTTCCTCCTGATCGCGCCATTGAACTCGCCTCCCGTCGTTCGACACCACAGCCGCTCGTCAACACCGCCTCGGCGACCGCCGTCGATGAAGCGGTCCGCCGCGTGGCCAATGAGGTTCTCGGCCGCAATCTCGTCGCCGAGCGCACTGAGGACATGGGTTATGGCGATCCTCTGCTGCCGATAGAACGGCAGGCGGCCGACATGCAGTCGCGCCTCGCTGATCTGATGAATGAGAAGCACATTAACCGCCCGCCGCGCGACTTTGCGGCGAGAACCGAGGACATGGGCTACGGTGCGCCGCCAGCACAGACTGCCAGGACCAGCACCGGCGATCCGGTTCTCGATGCCATCCGCGATGTGCTGTTCCCCGACCATATGGTGCAGCAGCCGGAAGTGACGCAGGTGACACGCGAACTGAAACGGTCGCTCGACCCCTATAACGACGACCCGGACTTCCTGCCCGAGGCTGGGATCAGCCCGCCAAACTCAGCTGCAAGGCCAGTGCCGTCCGCCCCGTCGCAAACCTTAGCCGCTGCCGAGCCGCATCCGCCAGGCGTGGATACCGGCATCACCCCGCCGAACGCAGGCCCGATGCCGGTGCCCAGTGTGGCTGGCATTCCGGGTGGGCCGCCCCTCCCTGAGCGCTCGCCTTACAAGCGCGGCGACCCGATCTACTGGAGCAATCAGGATGTGGCAAAGAACATCACGCCGGAAGACCTGCCAGAAAATCCGAATATCGCGGAACAGCCGCCGCAGGCCTACACCCCATCGCTCGAAACGCTAAGGGCGCAGAAAGCCCAGGAGATCGCCAACGCTGTTCTTGGCCGCGACATCATGGCCGAACCGAACGAGGGCGACACCATGGCGGCATTGAACGAGACGCCGACTGCCGGTCTCGGCCCCGCGACGATCCAGCCCGGACTGTCGAGCGCGCCATGGGCGCAGCCTGCCATCGACACGCCGACCGCCACGCTCAAACCCGGCGTCACCGAGCAGATGATCGCCAGCAAGGTCTCGCCGGAACTCGCGGCACAACTGCGCAACGTGAAGACCGAAGCCGATCTGCGCGCTGTCATCACCGCCGAGGTCGCCAAGCACCCGATTATGTTTTCGACCGCGGAGGCGCAAAAGAAGGCAGTCGATCAATATATGGCCAAGGCCAAGCGCGACTATGTCACCTTCGGCGTCGAGAGGCAGAAACAGGCCGCCGCCGAACCGCACCCGCCGTCGACGCTCTCCAGCCGCCCCCTTGTCGCCGACAACACGCAGCCCGCTACGACGGCGACACCGCCGGGCGAGAAGCCGAAGGCTGTTGCCCCGCCCGCGAGTCTTCTCCCGGTGAAACCGGCCCCGCCGGACAAGCCGATCGAGGTGCCGCAGCCGGGGCAGGTTCCCGGCCGACCGAGTCAGATCGTCACGAACGAAGAGAAGGGTCCGACGCCGCTGCTTGAACCACAGGTCATCAGCGATCTCAGGCGCGAGCCGGAAGCCCAAGCCTCGACAACGAGACTGACTGATCGCCTCGGCCCCGGCAATGATCAGATCGACCGCATTCAGCTTCTTGCCGACCGTATTCGCAATGGCAGTGATACCGCTGCAGCGCCGCCACCGACACCGTCGGAGGAGCCCAACGCTTCCGGCCTCACCGATGCGCAGATTGCCGCCCTCGTTCAAACCATATTGGGGTCAGGAGCAGTAGCATGACCGCCTTCGACTTCTCGCCGATCAAGGACGCCATCAATACCATCCTCGGCAAGCCGGATTCCCTCGTCAACCAGCAGCCAGCGATGAATCCCGACTTCGAGCAGGAACTGATGGCTGGCATCGATCCGGCCGCGATGAAACGCAAGGCCATCGGCAATGCGCTGATCGCCGCTTCGAAAACCCTTGGCTCGGCTCCCGGCTCTTTTCTCACTGGCTTAGGCCAAGCGGCTCCATCTGGCGCGGAAGCCTACACCACCACCAGAGACGCCAATGATCTGCGCCGGCAGAAGACACTCGGCTACATCTCTGACACCAAGCGCAAGGCGGGGGATGACACGCTCGACCGGCTGAAGCAGCTCATCGACATGGGCGGCGACATCAACCGCGAGGAGCGGGCGCAGCAGAAGCAGACCAACGAACAGGCGGAAGCGGAGCGCGCCATCGAGAAGCATCAGATCGACCTCGCTACCGATGAGGCCGATCTGCAGATGAAATTCAACGAGGCGGTGAACGAACGCGCCAAGGCGCTCGGCCTCGATGATCCCGACTTTATGGGGCCGGAACGCGATGCGGCATTGAAGCGGCTCAATGATTTTAGTGTCAAGCTGCAGGCGGAACTCGACCGTCTGGTTAAGAAGCATGGCATCAACAAGAAAAATGCTCCCGCTGGGGGCGGCTCCATTCTCCCCGGTGATGCCGAGAAAGGCATCACAAACCGGCTGGTCAAGGACGGTGTGCGGTACATGAAGGTCAACGGAAGATGGGCGATTGATCAAGGCCCAGCCGGACGCTGATGGATTTTCAGTACGTCACCGATCCTGAATTGCTGAAAGAGCTTGATGGCAGCGTTGGCATCACTGCGCCTACGGCTGAGCCCAACTACGTCACCGATCCAGACCTTATCCGTGAGCTTGATGAGACAAGCGGAAGCGCCAAGCCCAAAGCCAAGCGCATCATCGACAACGGCATCCAGCGCCCGCCACGGCTCGAGCAGCAACCCGCCGATGAGAATTTCCTGGAGAGCCTCGGCAAGCTTGAGCGCAGTCCTGTGCAGCCGACAACGAGCGGCAGCACCTTTCTGGACGATCTCCAAAAACTTGAGCAGTCGCAGCCCGCGCCAGACCAGCCCGAGCCCGTCGAGCAGCGGGCGGAGGAATTCATCAGGGTGCGCAAAACCGTCAACGGCAAGGAATACATCCAGCACAAGAACGGCGGCATTTACGACGCCGAAAACTTCGAGCAGGTTGATGACCCGGCGGTGCTGGAAGCCTTCGGGCGCAGAGAGCCGACCAAGGTTTCACAGAAGGTCATCGACAGCCAGCGCGGCGAGCAGCCCCTCGACTTGGGCGATCTCGGCAATGAATTCCTGCGTTCCGCCGGCGAGCAGAACCTTCAGATGATGGCGCAGTTCGCGCTCATCAATCATGATCTCACCGGCAACGAACTCTCCAAGACCTTCGCCGACAGCCTCGCCAAGGCGGCCGAGCAGGCCAAGGGCAAGATCAAACCGCGCACCGCGCCGCAGTTCACCGGCATCAAGTCAAGACAGGATTTCATTGACTGGGCGCAGGCCGCGACAGGCCAGGGCTTGGGTTCCTATCTCGCCCCGATCATTGGCGGCACCCTTGGCGCACTCGGGGGCAAGCGGGCGGGCGGCAGATGGGGGGGCAGAATTGGTGGTGCCTTTGGCGTTTTCGGCGGCTCCGCCCTGCTCAACATGGGCGAAATGCGCCAGGAACTCGTCGACCTCGGCGTCACGGACCCGCAGCTTCGCGGCAAGGTGGCGATCGAGGCAGGCGGGATCATGGCTGCGCTCGACACCGCAACCCCCGAGGCGGCTCTGACCCGGATGCTCGGCACCGGCGCTAGACAGAAGGTGAAGCGGGCGCTCGCCCGTCGCATCCTTCAAGAGACGCTGAAAGGCGCGACGGTCGAAGGCTCGACCGAGGGGGTGCAGGAAGCCGTCGAATATGTCAGCGGGCGCAAGGCTGCAGGCAAAGAAATCAAGCCGGAAGAACTCGTTGACCGGATGGTCAATGCCTTCACCGCCGCCGCTCTGCCGGGTGGCACCTTGCGCGGCGCCTCCGGTATGGCGCCGGATCAGGTCATCGGTCCGCAACAACCAGCACCAGCGGCACCACAACCCGGACTAGGCCAAGTGCCGGGGGAATTAAAAACAGACAAAATCACGCCGGAACAGGCGCTTAGTCCACAAACTACCCAGAATAATTCCGTAAATAACGCCCCTCAAACTGAGGCGCAAAAAGTAACGGGACCCACTCTTGAGCAGCAAATCTCCATCCTGCAGGAGATGGGCTACGACGATGATGCCATCGCCGAAATGGGTGATGACGAACGCGCCGCTGCAGCCCGCGAGGGAATGGATGCGGGTATCACGCCCATAGAGGGTCTACCGCAGGAAGCCACTCAGGAGGCTCAAGGACGGCCTGAACCTGTCCCCGCACCAACGACCCCGCCGGTCGCAGAAATGCCGCAGACGGTCCAGCCTGAGTCAGTTCCGGCGGTGTCCGAGGGAACAGAACCGGAACTCATTGCGCCAGCCCCGGCTGATATGCCGACCGAGGTCACGTTTGAGACCGAGACCACGGGACCGACAAAGGGCTGGGTCAAGGCCAAGCTCGGCAAGTTCATCGGCGGCGGCTGGAGCCAGGAGGACGCCGAAGCCGATCTCGACCGCAAACTCACCAAAGCCGGGACGCCGCAAGGCGAGGGCACCCGCAACCGGCCGGTTAGGCCGGAAACGCCGCAGGATATAGAAACCGCCATCGCTCCTGTACCGCCGAAGTCGGACGCACAGGCCGAAGTCGGAAACTACCAGCATCAGCACCTGAAGTTGCATGGCCTCGACATTGCTATCGAGACGCGCAAGGGCGAGGAGAGGGTCGGCAAGGGCGGCAAGTGGCGGCAAATCATGCCGGCGCACTATGGCTATCTGAAGCGGTCTAAACCCGGCCGCGACGGCAAGACCGATGTGTTCGTCGGCGATGATCTTCAATCCACCAAGGCCTTCGTCATCGACCAGCACCGGCCGAAAGACGGCTCGTTCGACGAGCCGAAAGTGGTGGTTGCAGTGCCGGATCGCGACACGGCGATTGCACTTTACGATCAGAGTTTCTCCGATGGTTCCGGCCCGACAAGGCGGCGCGGGGTCACTGAAACCACCATCGACAAACTCCATTCCTTCATCGAGGACGGCAACAACCGGCAGCCGTTCGTCCGGCAGAAAAGGTTTCACACTGCCCCTACGACACGTGGGCCAGTGGTTGAAACACCCCTAACAGAACAAGGGGTTACCGCGCCGCAGGTCGTGACGCCCGCTCCTGTTGACATAAAAGTCAACAAGCCGAAGCCCCCGCAGGACTTCATCTCCTGGATCATTTCTCAGGGCGGCATTCGTGACGATACCGGCGAACTCAAAGCGATGGATGCACAGCGCCGCCCCGGTCTTGTTCGCAAAACCGGGAAATCCGCCGATGCGATCAGGGAATTAGCTGTTGAAAGTGGCTATCTGCAGGAGCTTGGTTTTGCTACCGGCAGACAGGCGGAAACGACAGGCAATGACGTTTATGATCTCATTGCCGAGGGACTTGGCGGGCGCAAATCCTATCCAGTTCGAGACTTACCGCAGGCGCTTGAGGCTGAGACCAAAAGACATGCCGCCGTAGCGCCGGAAGCCCCGCCGGAATTCCATGAATATGGACCGCAACTCTACGGTTTATTCCAGAAGGTCGCCATGCGGCCGTCGCAGTTCAATCGCGAGGATCTGGAGATCGCCAAGGTGCGGTTGGAGCAAGACCCCACTCTCGATGTCGGGGAACTGCTCGAGCGCATCGCCATGCAGATGGAAGTCGCCGACAACATGGCGGTCTTGGACGAGGATTTGCCCTTTGCCCCAGAACCGCTTATAGAAGGACATGCCAATGAAGCCCTGGCAAGACCATCAGAAGCGCAGCCGGTTGTACCGGAAGGCAGCGTCGAAGGCGAAGCACCCGCAGAGCCGGAGAGCGTTCGCGAAGAACGCCAAGAGATTCGCGGCCCTGGCGCAAGTGAGCAAGAGTCTCAGCAACCAGAGCCCACAGTAGAGCGCACCGAAGCCGGACAGCAGACCGTCCTCCCCGGTGCCGAGCGCATAGGGCAGGGCGAGCAGGCACAGCGCCAAGCCGACAAGCCGCTCAAGCCCAAGACGGCGCAGAAGCCTGCCGATGAAGGGCTGTTTTCTGACGAGAAGGATCAAACCTCCCTTTTCCGCCGCGAAGGCAAGGCGCCGACTGCCAATGCCTATCGCTTCGCCATCACGGAGAAGCAGCGCGAGCACTTAAAGAAGCGGGTCAATGTGATCGCTCGGCGCATCCTGGGCCGAACGTTCCCCGACATAGAATTCCACGACACGCTGCCCAACGGGTTCCAGGCGGTGTTCTCGCCTCAAGAGTGGATGATCTACATGGCGCTGCGGATGGACACCGATCCGCGCCTCATCATCCGCCACGAGGCCATCCATGTTCTGCGCAAATCGGGGCTGTTCACCGACGGCGAGTGGCGCACGCTGTCGCGGCTGGCAAAACAGAAATGGATGGACGAATTCCAGATCGCCAAACGCTATGAGCATTATGCCGAACGTGACAACTTCGATGAACTACTCATTGAGGAAGCCATCGCTGAGGCGTTCCTCGATTACTCGGCCAACGGTGCGCAGAAAACCGCCGGCGACCGTATCTTCGAAAGGGTCAAGACCTTCATCGAAGCCGTCCGCAGCATGCTGAAAGGCGAAGGCTTCACCTCGGTTGAGGGAATATTCCAGAAGATCGAGAGTGGCAAGGTGGCGGAACGGGCAGAAGCCAAAGCACGGGCGCCGCGACCGATTGGTGATGAAGTTCTTACCGCCGCGCCGCCAGTTGAGAGCGAGGCGTTCAAGCGATGGTTTGGCAAGTCGAAGGTTATCGATGGGCAGGGCGATCCTCTTGTGGTCTACCATGGGACGCCGGAAAAGTTCTCGGCCTTCGATACCAGCAAAGAGGGATCGCACTTCGGAACGCTAGAACAGGCCAGCAACATCCGAGGGAAAGGCAAACTGAAGGTCGGTGCTTATTATTTATCGATCAAAAACCCCCTCAGAGTTGCCGACATCGGCACATGGTCTTTCAATGGCGTCCATTACCACCTCAGCATCAATGACATCGTTACGGACGCAGAAGCCGACGCTATGTGGGATGCGTGGCAGAAGTCGGATGAAGCTGGATGGGGCGTTCTAAAATCAACGCTGGCTAAGCACGGATATGACGGGTTTGTCTACGAAAACGAACAGGAGGGGCAGGGCGATTCCTATGTTGCTTTCTATCCAGAGCAGATCAAGTCTGTAAATAATCGCGGCACCTTCGATCCTAACAACCCCAACATCCTCACCGCCGCACCACCGCCGGAAGGCAATTGGGCGCCGGGCGAGAAGCAGCAGGAACCCATTCAAGGCCCGAAGCCAGAAGACTTCGACAGCAATATCAATCTCGATTACATCGCCGCACCTGAGGATGTGAAGAGCGTCATCACCGAGGTCGGCAAGCGGGCCGGGGAGTTCGTGACCGAGCGCCGCGGCGTCGTCTCCAATGAGCAGACCGCACAGCTCGCCAAGGAGCTGGGGCTGAAGGCGGGCGATCTGTTCAAGCGCCAGACCGGCGAGGCCTTCAATGCCCATGAAATCTACGCCGCCCGCGTGCTGATGGTGCAGTCGGCGACCACCGTGAAGAACCTCGCGGCTAAGGCGGCAAAGTCCAAGACTTTGCATGATCTGGCGCAGTTCCAGAAAGCGTTCACCCGCCATGTCGCCATTCAGGAACAAATCGCTGGAATGACGGCGGAAGCCGGCAGGGCGCTACAACAATTCAGGATTATGACGGGGCCGAACTATCTTCCCATCGCCAAGGCCATGGCGGAGGAGGCACGGGCGAAAGACAAGAATGCACCGCTTGGTGAGAAACAGAAGTTCGGCACTGATGCGCTCGTCAATTTGGCCGAGATGATCCAGGCGATCGACGATCCGGCGATCCTCAACAAGTTCACCCGCGATGCCTACAAGGTCACGCTGTGGGACAAGATCAGGGAGCTGTGGATCAATTCGCTGCTCTCTGGCCCGCGCACTCATGCGACCAACATTCTCTCCAACCTTATCACCGCCGTCTGGCAGGTGCCGGAGACCGCCGTCGCCTCGACCATCGGTTCATTCCATGGTGGCGACAAGGTGAGGGCACGCGAAGCCACTGCCCGCCTCATCGGCGTCATCGAGGGGGCGAAGGAGGGCATGGGCAAGGCCATCGTCGCCTTCAAGACCGGCGAGCCGACGGATGCTGCATCGAAGATCGAGCAGATCAGGCGCAAGGCGATCGGCGGTATGACGGGCGAGATCGTGCGCATTCCGACCCGGGCGCTTCTCGCCGAAGATGAATTCTTCAAGACCCTCAACTACCGTTCCGAGATCAATGCGCAAGCCGTGCGCATCGCCATCAACCAAGGCAAGAGTGGACAGGATTTGGCGGAACGCATCGCCGAGCTCCGCGCCAAGCCGCCGCCGTCGATGCAGCAGCGAGCACATGAATTCGCGCTCTACCAGACCTTCCAGAACCAGCTCGGCCCCATCGGTCGGACGACGATGCGAATGCGGGATTCTATCCCCGGCATATATCTGATCCTGCCGTTCATCAGGACGCCGGCCAATCTGATCAAATATGCCGCCGAGCGGACCCCTTTCGGCCTCCTGATGCGCCCGGTACGCGAGAACCTCTCCGGCAAGCATGGCAATATCGCCAGAGACACGCAGATCGCCCGCCTCGCCCTAGGCTCCGGCATTGCCATGGTTGTCGCCTCATGGGCGCTGCAGGGCATCCTGACTGGCTCCGGCCCCGATGACCCGGATGAGAAAAAGACCTGGCTCGTCAACAACCAGCCCTATTCGATCAAGATTGGCGACACTTGGTATTCCTATCAGCGCCTCGATCCCTTCGGCATGATCATCGGCGTCACTGCCGATCTTGTCAGTCTAGGCGAGGCGGTGGCCCGCGCCGATGCCGAGAAGGTCGGCACAATGGTTGTCGGCTCGATCTCCGAGAATCTGCTCGACAAGACCTGGCTCTCCGGTCTTTCCGATCTCATCGAGGCCATTCAGGACCCCGACCGTTACGGGGAATATTATCTGCGGCGCATGGCCGGGACGATTATCCCGAACCTCTCGGCACAGGTGGCACAGATGGTTGACCCGGTTATGCGCGAAGCCCGATCAGTAGTCGATAACATTAAGACCCGCATCCCCGGCGCTGGCCGCAGCTTGCCGCCGCGGCGCGACATCTTCGGCGAGCCGATTAGGCGCGAGGGATCCTTCGGCCCTGATCTGTTGTCGCCGATCTATATCAAGACCGACAGCAAGGACCCGGTCGCGAAAGCGATGACCGAGGTTGGCTATACGCCGGGCATGCCGTCGCGGCGCATCAACCGTCATGAACTGACACCGCAGCAATATAGTGAGTATTCCGAACTGGCCGGCAAGGAAGCACATCGGCGCCTCTTGCCCATCATCAATAATCGCGGATGGCAGTCGATCAAGCCTGACGACAAGATCGACTGGATCAAGAAGGCGTTCGACGAGTCGCGTGATCGGGCGCGGCGGATCATGAAAGGGAAATATCCCGCGTTAAGAAAACCGCCTCAGTAATCTGGCCAACGGCTTGGAAAAAAGCAGTTTGGGCAAAGCCAATTGGCAAGCCAGATCAGAATAATAATTGCCAGAATAAGCATCAGGCATTTTTCCAAGTCGCTATATCGACGGGGCATAGAAGAAGAGTCATAAGCGGAAAATTCAATTTTCGCAAATTTGGCACCAACGACGACCAAGAAAAGAACAGAAGAGAAAGAATAATTTCCTAGGATAATGGCCCTTAGAAAGGAGGCCGTATGATCAAGTTTTTCATTGCGCTGGGTCTCATGGCGACGCCGGCGCTGGCGCAAGTCATGGCCCCCGGCACCGAACGTGTCTGCGATCTGCGCGCCGATGTCATCAAGGCGCTGACCGAGCGATACGGAGAAATACCTTATTTTTCCGGGGTCGAGGGACGCAGTAAAACGCCATTCACCTGGTACGTCAATTTCAAGACCAAGACCTCCAGCTATGTGACCTTTCCGAGCCCGGGAATCGCCTGTTTTGTCGGTGGTATCGAAGTTGGCTTGGCTGAGCGGAAGAGTGACACGTGAAGAAACCCACAGAGGTCTCGCTCTATATCTGGGTGCTGATCGGTCTTCTCTCGTGCCTGGTTCTGTGGATATGGGCATCATCGGCGAAGGCGCATGA